TTTCTTAACACAGCTATAATGATAATTTGGTACTATATAGTCATAATCTTCACTTGTTGTTACTTCTGGCACAAGATAGGTAGCTGTTATATGAGCACAATCCATAGCATTTCTTACAGATATCCCTGTAATAAGCAATCTATGATATTGACAAAAACCTGTTGAATTTACATCATAAGTTTTTGACGCAAGTGTTCCACCTGAAAAAGAGCCGATTAAAGTAAGATTGTCTAAACTATTTCCACCATAAAGGTCAAATGATGTAATGTAGTTATTTGTGCCACCTTGTCCAGTAAATGTAAGTTTGCTCATTTTAATTGGTAGTTGAGTATAGATTGTGTAAGTGTTTCCTGTGTTCCGGTCACCTGCCCACCACCAACCATTATCATTCCAAGCACCCCAAGCTTCTCTACCTTCATATACAGTACTCGCATTGATAGCCATTTCATTATTTCCGCCTAAAGTACCATTACCATAAAGAATAGGTTGAACCCAAGTCTTTTCTGTGAATTTCATTGTGTCATATTTTAGTTCTTTTTTGACTTTCATTATTGACCTCTAATATCCACATACATACCAGTCATATTCTGACGTGTAGCTACCACCAGTTTGAGTAGAATATTTTGCAGTGTATGATGTTGTTGTTCTTGTTATGAGTTCATACCCAAATGTTGAAACACCAGCAATAACAGTACTTCCGCCATGTATTACAAGATAGTTATTCGCATTTGTGAATGGTTTTAGAAATGTCACTGTGAATGTGGTGTTATTTGTAAATGCTCTTGAACCACGTCCGCCTTGTTCAATCCAACCATCCGACCATACTCTGTACCAACTTGAACCACCGTTATATGTTTCAACAATAACTTTAACTTCTTCAAGGCTTGAATTGTCAACTTTAGCATTAAGTTGTTCAGATGTAATTCCTGCTGTTTGTTCTATTGCTGTTTGTGTATAGTTACCAACATAAAAGTATAGATACATTTGTGTTGCTTTTGTATCTGTTCCAGATGTGGCAATATCTACTACATTCCCTACACTATCTCTTAAACCTACAAAGCCATATTTTGTTCTTGGTAACTTAAATCTTGTGTTAGCTATGTCTAAAATATAGTACCATGCTACACCAGTATCATTATATGTATCGAACACCCATTGTTCTTGGTCTGCGTCTAAAATTATAAAACCATTGCTTGACTTGTGCCCCTTTGTGCCATGCCATACTGTACCAATTGAACAGCTTGGAACAGAGATTAAACCTGAGAATATAGCTGTTTGGTCTACTGCATATAATCCCAAAGAAATTGTTGTTTTTGCTGTGTTAATTAGAGATGTGCTTGCTACTGTTATTTCTGTCGTTGTTGTATTTGTTGATAGATTAGTTAATTCAAGTGTGTAATTTGTACCGTCATAATCTAATATTACTTTATATTGTGTAGCAGCTGATAATACAGTAGTCCCTGCAATGCTATCAGCAATATTAGAAGATGTTCCATTTGAACTTAAGTCCAATCTAAGTTTTCCATCGGTGTTTATTGCAATGGTAAAAGCATAAGGATAACAAGTTGCAATCATTTGTACTATCCCCGTTACTATTGTTGATGTTGTAAAATTAAACACCATTGGGAATAAGGTATCTTTTGTTCCATTTGAGAAATCTACTTCTTTTGTTAGATAACTTGTAGTAGAAAATCCTTGTACATCTCCATTATCTGCAATAATTGGTGTTCCAATAACATTGGCATTGATTAAAATCTTTGCATTTGGGTCATTCCATTCACTAAGTAACTTATTATAGCAAGCAGAGTATACACTACCACTTTGCCATGAGAAAGTGTCTGCTCTTAGCATATCTATTCTATTTAGCTTATACTCACTCCAGAACGGCTGAAACAATGACGGGTGCCAACCCGCATCTGTTGGGGTAGGAGTATCAATGCTTACTGAAAGTTTACCGTCATTACCTATCTTAAGCACATTAGAAGTATCTTCTGATACCATGCTCGGCAAAAGGTTTTTTAAGGTAACTTTTGAACCGTCACCTTGTATGATGTCATTTATTCCCAAAAGATATTGTTCTAATTCTATCTTTGACAACTCTTTAAAATCTTTGATAGGGCTTGTCTGAGCTGGAAATTGTCCTACTGGAGTATTCATTGACATTCTATTACCTCGTTTCTTTAATTTTAATTATAATTATATATTATTTTAGTATAATCTGCAAGTTATTTTACTTGTAAAATTATCCCCCTTAACTTCTTCAATGTTTGATATTACCATGTTTAAAATGTCGGCAATACCAGCCATATATAAATCACCACTATAATAAAACTCTGTACCGTCAACGTCGTAAAAACCACTATTTCGGATTATACTTTTATCGGGAGGTAGTGGAGTTTCAAACATAATATTTGAACTTTCAATACTATTTTCTTTTAAGTTGTAAGTATTGACGTTAAAACCCTCACCAGTTGTGTCAACCGAGCGTATTGTAATCGTCATGCCCTTTTTAATAACAAATGTATTAGAGGTTTTTACACCAATAACATTACCAATTTCATCTTTTAAAATGTCATTGATAGTACCACTAACACCGTCATTTATTCTTGTATAATCGGCAACAAGAACTCTGTCTAACACCTCTAAATCTAAAACCTCTCTTGCCACATTGAAAGTTGCAGTAACATTTTTCTTGTTTGCAATCTCCAATTCATAAGCAATTCTACGTTTAACATTGTCAGCATTTCTTATATAGTTAAGGTCAATTTTATTTGTTTGATAATATGTATCGTCTTTGCCTTCTTCTGGTTGCCAATTACACTTGTCATTATACCAATAGCCAGTTATCTCGTTTTCACTCCAAGTTTCTTCATCAATAAATGAAGCACGAATAGCCATTGTTCTATTCCATTTACCACGTTGACGAACGATTGACAAATCCCAACTATTATCAGCATTAAATAATGTTTTAATCGGTCTGCCGTCTTCGTTTGTATCAACTCTTATAACAACTTTACCCCATTTGTTTGGTATTATGTAAAGTTGATTATTTGTTGCAATTTCATCTAAAATAGTTTCGTATTTTACTTCCTCGTTAACGACACCATCACATTTACAATTATGCTCTTCACACCATTGGCGAGCTTTTAAGAAAGACGGCATGTCTATTTGCTCGTCGCTCATAGGGTTTGGATTGCTATGAGTATCTGTTAGTAAATAATAAATAATGTCAACTGGGTTTCTACTTTGGTCTAACGTGTCAGTTTTAAGATTTGTTATGTACGGAAAGTTAATAGCCCCTAACTCATCAACTTCACCGTCTAATTGTGTCGTAGCATTAAATGTACAAGCAACTTGCGAAACATAAGGTAAAATACTATTATCAACAACTGGAATATTATCATCTAATCGCCAAACAATGTCAGCAACATAAATGCTACCTACCCAGTAGTTATCTTTATTGAAAACTATCGGCAGAATATTGAATATATATTGCCCTTTTTCTTTGAACTTAATACCGACACATTCATAGAAATTATCGTCAGCATTGTTTATGTCATCTGGAGTGATAAAAGAGAATATATTACCATTTCTTGTTATTCTCTTGCTTAAATCCTCAATTTCACCGTCAATATTTCTTGTGTAAATTCTTTCTATGGCATCATTATCAAGATTGTGCCAACTATTTTCACCTACTCGTTTCCACTTAATTTCAGCCTTTATAGATACTCTAATGCGGTTACCGTTACTACCTATCGAATATAAGCCTTGTGGAAACGAGAAATGAATATCACCATATCTTGTTTCTGTTGGTGATTGTGATAACAATTCGTTTCTATCACCATTATAACTATTCACACCTTGATTAACTTCTGTTGTGGCAGTTTCTTCGTCGATAGTGATACTTTCTTCCTCTAAATAACAAAATAAATCATTCTCACCACTACCTCTTGTATTTGAGTTAGGGGCGGTTGTAGTATATCTGTATTCCGTAATCTCATAATTGCCTATTGCTAAACTTATCGTTTTTGTTGCAATATAAGTATTTGCTGTATCTGGTACTAAACTTAAATCACCTTTGCTGATAGTTGTTTGAGTAGAGATAATAACATCTTTGCCCCCTGATATTACAACAGCACTAATATCCATCGTTTTATCAATCCAAGCATTAAGATTTACATTCTCAAATCTATACTTTTGTACGATTATAACGCTTGCACCAGTAATGATTTTATTATAATATGCTATTGCAGACTGAAATACGGCTTGCGATTGGTCAAAACTTAATTCCTTATTAAAGTTTTCCGTAACGGCATTATCCCAACCAATAAAGTCATGTTGACCATTTGCTTGCTGCAAACTGTATGCAGTAGCACGATAATTAGATAATAATACATTTCCCAGTTTAAAATCCGAAAATCTTGCATTATCATAACCAGCGATACTATAAACCCTATACCTATTACCAGCATAGCCACTTTTTACAAGTGGAGTAGCATATTGTGCGTAATTGAATATTTGTTGTGTTCTTCCAAAACAAATTGGTACAACCCCAGTTAAAATTTCATTCTTAGCACCAGTCAATGACGGATTATCATTTGATGAATATGTCGGAGTTCCAGATTGACCACCACCAATTTTACCTCTATTTGAAAAAGCACCAGTAGCAAGAGCAATTATACCACCGAGAACAGCTAAGCCAGCAATAGCACCAATAACCGTACCAATAGCTATAGCAAGACCAGCACTCGCACCAACCGCCATAGCAACCGAGGCGGCAATAGTCCCAGTAACGATAGCAGTAATAATTTTTGGTTTTCTTCTGATTTCAACAAAAGCATTTCTGGGTATAATGTAATATGGTTTTATTCTCTTGCCGTTGATGTAAATTGTTTTATAATAGCCGTCTTTACCAACTGGCTCTTTTTTGAACACCAAAAAACAAGGCAACCATGCCCAGTATTTCAGTTCACTATGATATTGTCCTAATTGTCTGTAACAAACAGTTACAGGTGCAAATATTTTTATCTTTAATTTATTTAACAATTCTGTAAACGACATAATTTTTCCCTAAATCACTTAACCGACTAATTCGTACATTCGTTTTGCCTAAATGTATCAAATAATTACTATCAATCATTACTCCAGCATGCTGGTCTGCCATAAGAGAAAAAACGATAATATCACCCTCAATGGCTTGACCGTTTTCAATTCTCTTATGCTCAAAATTAGCTTCCATTCTGTGTTTAAAATGTACTGGTAACTCGTCAACTGGGTATTCTGGCAAGTCCATGTTGTATAAGTCCTTATAAACATCTCTCACGAAATCCCAACAAAGGTATTCATTCTCTTTATACTTTTTTGTTGTCATATATTCATAAATTTGTTTTTCTTCCATATTATCCTCACTATCTATGGTTTAAATTTATAAACAAGCTGGGGTTTTTACCCCTAAATTTACCAGCATTGATTTGATAACAGTTTTTCATTACCAACGCACCTGACACCCATTCCGCATTTTCGGTCTGGCTGGTGTCAAGTATGTATTCACCCAAATTAAGCCAGTTGCTCTCTCCCTCATAGTTTGAAATGATTAACCAACATTTTACAATAATATCATCGATACTGTTATCAGCACTTTTGAGGATATTTGAACTAATCAAGCCAACATTCGTAATGGCAATTTGAGCGTTGTCTGTATCGCTTTGTGAGGGCAAGTTGTACGAAAAAGGTACAGGTTGATAAACAATCTTTTTGTTTTTTTCTGTTCTTGTATGTTCTATTGTATCATTACAGATATAATAAGCACCATTTTCAAAAGAACTATGTTCAATATCAGCTGCTAAGCATAGAACTTTATCTAATGTTTTTGTTGCACTTACCATAGGTAAAATAGGCATTAGTAAATAACCTCATCATTTTCATAAACAAGAATGTTATTACCCTCAACAACCATTTTTTCTGGTGTATTTTCTGTAATAAATTTCCTTACTGGTATAGTAGCAGAAACAGCGTACAATTTCAACTGAACATAACAAGCCAAGACAGAATTACCTGCTCTTGATAAAGTTGGCACTTCTGTCATATAACATTTCATAAAGCCGCTAACTTGTACGTCATAAACCCAAAACGGCAAAGCTCTTTCTCGTGTACCCATTTTATACCAGTTCCAAAACTCTGGCTCGGTATCTACATAAATTTTTGAAGAAAATATACGACCCCCATTTGTAAATTTTGAATGAGTAATCGGAATACCAGCATCTGGGTCAACAGATACAACAGTATTTTGTCTTGTAACTTCATAACCGTCATGTAAAATACGCCAAGGCATTATATAAAGTCCGTCGGTGTTAGACTTCATGAAAAGTGTTGTTTTATCACCCCATACTATATTTGTATCTCTTGCCATAATTTTATCCTATCTGTCTGCCCCTTTGTGACATTCTGCTTTGTGCGTTTGCAAAACCTCTGTTTGTTTTACTGCTTGACAACATCGCATTAAGTTCTGTAATCTTAACCTCTGTTTCGTTATTAGGTCTTCTGATAACTTCAACGGCTGCGTTTGTGTAGTTATTAACCGTAACATTTGGTGCAACTGCACCTACGCCTAAATCACCGTTTGACATGCGCCGAGCTGGGGCAATTACCTCTGTGCCAGCTTCCCCAGCAAGACCGATATTACCCCCACTCATTGGGAATGTAGTTGGTGAGGATATTACACCCCCTTTCGCATGTGGTATTATGTTTCCGACACCACCACTTAAGGTGTTGCCAATACCAGACATTGTACCCCCAAGCATTTGACCTGCACCAGCAATAGTTGCACCAACACCAATAGCAGCACCAGTTAAAGTAGTTGCAGCAGCAATAGCCGCACCAGTTAAGGTTGCAGCAACTGGGGCAAGCAACCAACCAACAAAAGGTATTTGAGCAGCACTATTAGCAGCTGTTGCAACTCCCAACGCAGCCATATTGATTGCTGCCGTTGCACTATTTGCACTAATCTGTGCAAGTGAATTTCCCATAGCTTTCATCGCTGGGGCAGCCAACATGGCAGCTGGTGCCATAGCCGTCATGCTCGCAGCCATACCCATCATACTCATAGCAGCAATAGGACTTGCAGCCGCCATATTCATTACACTTGTTGCTGCATTACTTGCTGGGCTTACCATACCAGTTAAACCTTTAATTGCAGTTGATATTGGACTTGACATTTGAGCAATACTATTTACTGTTTGACTGGCTGCTGGAATGACTTGACTTTGTAACGTTTGTGTTAAAACACTCCCTTGGCTTGCCAAGTTTTGCATTAAGTTCGCAGAACCACCTGAATTACTATTATTTGAAAACATTCCACTGATTTTGCCAAACAAACCACTGATTTTGCCAAAAACTCCACTACCCTGTTGTTGTACAACACCGGAGCCAGCTGCTTGCCCCATAAGTCCACTAATAGCACTTTTAAAGCTAAATCCACCACCAGATGTAGCACCTGTTATTGCCCCCAAGACGGTGTTTTGTGGTTTACCCAACAAGCCACCAGCACTACCGACTGCACCACCTAAAAGACGTTGCAATAAATTGCCAGTCGTATGAGAAAAACCTAAAGCAAAACCACTTGTTAAACTATCAAGCATTTTCTTTGAAAAATCAGTTGCAATACTTTTTAAAAATGATTTCGCAATATCTTTAAATTTATCCTGAATACTTGTTTCACTACCGTCAAAAATAGCATCAATAAAAGCGTCACCTAATTGCTTTGCATTTCTTTTAGTAACCTCAACAATATTCTGACGGTTTTTCATAGCATCAGTATAGTTTAATTCGCTTTCTTTTTGTTTTAAAAGTTTTTTCGTATTGTCAATTTGTTGCTTAGTATATGCAGAACTATTCAACATCATATTTTTGTATTCTTTTGAAAGCTCACTAACTTGATTTTTAAGTCTTTCGTATGGAGTTAAACTCAAATCTCTAACTGCATTGTTTACTTTATTTTGTTGTTCCAAAAGGCTTTTATAACGGTTAGCTAATTTATCGTCAATTTGTTGACCCGCTAAAGCCTTTAACCGTATCATTTCTTCTGTTGATTGTATTTTCTTTTGTAATTCTTCCCAAGCGGTAAGAGTTTTAGAGTCTTTAACCTTAGTTTTTTTGTTAGCTTTGCGACCAGTTTTACTGCCAGAAATTTTGTTGCCTGTTTTACCAACAGTAGCTTCCTCTATGCCCCTAACGGCTGCTTGTGCTGATTTCAAACTTGTAACAGTTGTTCTCGCACCTTCCTTAATAGTTCTTAATTTCTTTTCATAATTTCTTTGTGCAATTTCAACCTTTTTATCATAAATACCAGTAGCCTTAGTAATGTCATTTATGGTTTGTATCATCTCATCTTTTGTCTTTTTAGCAAAACTGCTCCACTTTTGTGGTTGAAGTGATTTACCCCACAATTCAAGTGGTGCAATTTTTGATTTTTGACCCAAAGTTTCAATAGCACTACCAAAGATATTAAAACTATTGATTACAGTCTTAACTTTATTTACAATAGCATCAATAGTTCCCATTATGAAAGTGCCAGCAACCCTTATACTATTAGTCATTGACTGCCAAGCAACTTGCCATGTTGCGTTTAATGTGTTTTGCCAACTGTTTAATTCTTTCACCTTTTCAGTATAGGCTCTTGTAACAGCATCATGTTGACCCAAGACTGCAATATTTTCTAATTCTTTTTCTGTTAAATCTTGAAAGTTTTTACCAGCATCTAATAAATATTGAGTTAATTCTGGAAATTGATTTTTATACTCTTGTAATGATTTTTGACCTTGTTGTGTATTCAAATCAAGGGCAGTAACACTTTTTGTTAATTCAACTATTTGCTCACGCATACTCATATATGGAGTAACATCGCCTGCCTTTTGAGCTGTATCATGTAGATAAAAACCTAAACTTGTTATACCAGTTACGACAAGACCTAAAAGCAAAGGTAAACCGCCCAATTCAGCATTTAATAATACTAAATATTGAATACTAAACAAGAGTTGCCCAGCAACAGCCTTTAAGCTAACTGTTATTGCCGATAGACTTGCAATAATGCTTGAAAAATTAAATGCAATAACGGTTGTAATTAAACCAAGTAAAGCACCGTTGAATAATGCGGCAGCCTTTGAGTTCTCATTGAAAAACTTAGCAACATTTGCCAACGCACTTGCCATGTTCGCTAACCCTTTAACAAAAGGTAATAAGACCTTGTTTAAGCCCGTACCAAGTTCCATTTTTAAAAAAGTAACACTATTCTTTAATCTCATCATATTAGCATTGAATTGAGCAACTGCGATAGATATACCTTGACCTAAAACTTCTCTTACCGTTTTAGCAAAATTAGGTAAAAAATCTTTTGAAACAACCTCGCCAGCTTTCATCATATCCATAAGTTTTGACGGCAGTATACCCATACTTTCAGCAGCTAATTCAAATGACGCTGGAAGTGCATTGGACAACTGTCTTTTTAATTCTTCCGCTTGCACAGTACCCTTGTTCGCCATTTGCTCTAACGCAACAAAAACACCTTGCATACGTTCTGCTGGCAAGTGTAAATTAACCATAGCGGTAGAAATATCTTCAAAAATTTGTCTTGATTGTTCAATAGTACCACCAGAACGAGTGAATGATACCATGAATTTAGAATAACTATCAGAAGCACCACCAAATTCAACCCCAAGTCTATTAGATATATCGGCAAGCCATTTTATTTCTCTGCCACCTTGCTCCCAACCACCAGTAGTAGCCATCATTGTGTTTCTTAAGCTATCTAATTGTACACCAGCTTCTGAACATGATACCGCAAAATCTTTCATACCATAAATTGCATTTTGAACAGTAAGGGCTGCTAAATTACCAATAAAAGAAGCAAAAGTACGGCTTAGCATTTGAGATACGTTTAAAGCTGTTTGTTGTGAAAACGTCAACTGGTTAAATTTGCCATTTACTCTCGATATTTCGCCAGACAAGCGATTGTATTCACTTGCCATTTTATTTAAAGTATTATCGGTTGATTTATTAAGCAAAATCGCATTTTTTAATGCCATTTCTTGCTCTTTTAATTTAGTATTCAACTGTGTTAATGGCGTGCTGGCTTTTGCACTTGCTACGGCTTGTCGCTCTTGTGCTTGTGCTAATCTTAACTCTGCAAGCTCATTTTTAAGTAAAGTACCATAAGTGCGTTCATATTCATGTGCTATCTTCTCTTGAGTTAATATACCTTTTTCAGTTGCGTTATTATTCTTTATTCTTACATTATTTGTTTTCTCTAATGCTTGTACTATTTTTTGCTCTGACAACATAGCATTAGTATTCGCTTTATTGACATCTCTAATGGCACCAGAATAAACCTTGATACTATTAGCAAGTTTATTAAACTCTTTTGTAAGTGTATCAATTTCTTTACTAACATTTTTTAAAAGTTCGGTAATCTCTTTTGTTTTATCGGCAATATTCTTTAATGTATTGGCTGCGTTTTTGCCACCAATTTCATCAATTTGTATGCGTAATATTTCATCTGACATTATTCGACTACCTCGCCTTTAAATATTCTTGCTATATCTTTTTGTGTTTTTCTTATTGCTTTTCTTGCGTAGCCTACTGGTCTACGATTACTTTTTTTGATTGTTACCTCTGGTCTGTAAACCTCTTTGCCGTCCTTACCTGTAAATTGCAGAACCTTTGCTTTTTTTGGTTTGATTACAATATCTTTTGACAAACCGTATTCAAGTGTTAGTGCGGCTGGGTGCTTTACTTCAACTACTTTTTCGCCTTTTTTATATTGTACGGTTTCTGGGTTTTGAAAATCGTTTTGAAATTCATATGGGTATTTAGAATTTCCAAAAGACTTTTTTGCTTCATCTCTTATGTTATCAACAAGTTTTTCACCAGCAGTATCGACAATTTTCTCAATATTTTTTGCCATATTCGTTAATTTTAAAATTAAATGTTCATTACAATCCATTAAAACTGTATTCCCTCATTAGTTCTAATACTAAATATCTTGTTGCGTATATATAGCCATAAGACAAGTTTTCGTCGTCAAATTTTATTTTTTTAAAACCAGAAATATGATTGTAGGCATCGTCTAATAGTTGAAAAAACTCCTCATCTAAATTAGAGAGGAGTTTCCATTTTCTATCTATTGTAATCGGTTTCTTTTTATCTCCGATAAACATCATCATATTGGCTTCAACCTCGCCTAATCGTTGATTTATTCTGTAGCCTTTTTTGTAGAGTTCCCAGCCAATTCTGACTTTTTTACAAGACGTTCCTTTTCTTCTTCATCCTTTTGTCTTGCTTTCGACCATTTCTCAATAGCATCTTTTAAATCAACTTCAACACCTAACGAAATTAAATCTTTTAATGTCATGATGTTCAAAGTATTTCCGTCATCATCAATCACTTGAACTGGTTTGTCAAAAGGTTTAGCCATATTTGCTAATGTGTAAATTGTGTTTAATAGTTGATTACCGTCCGAACTTGAATAAACATCTACTACTCGTGGCAATCTAAATGTTACTTCTTTTTCAAGTTCGTCATTCAATTTAACAGTAGCCTTAAATAGCTTGTCTGATTTTAACTTTAATGCCATAATTTATCCTCACCTTTCTTTATGTCATTACTATATGTCGGATGTATTGCTACAATTAAGCAACAATACGTTTTTCTTTTACGAATTGTGGTTTGAAATCACCAGTTGTAACAACCAATGAAACATCACCAGTTTTAGCGGAGTTTGTACCACCACTAAAACCACCAGAAGAAATTTGTACTGGAGTGTATAACGTCAAGTCTTTAACATCAGCACCAGCAATGCCCTCTGTCAAGACAATAGCAACGTTCTTAGTTTCGCCAATTGTACTTCTGTTGTAACTGTCGTCAGTTTGTTGGTCTAACAATGTAATCAAGTTACCCATAACAATATCAGTAGTGGTTTCTTCATCATCGTTTGATGTTTCAACAACAAGTGTTCCAGATAGCTCTAAGTTTAATCGACCTGCTCTATAAGTTGTTGAGTCATCACATAAAGCAGTAATGTCAACTTGTTCTCTATCCATTGTGCCATCAATGTTTTGGAAACCGCAGAGTTTAGACATTGTTAATGGTTTTACTGCATCGCCTTCCCCCAAAGTAACACTATCTTTTTGACATAAGAAGATATCGCCAACTTGTAGCCCAGTAGGAATAACACTGGAAGTTCCAGCTTTTTTAGACACTAAATATTTTGTACCTTTCACCAACTCGCCTGTGTTTATTTCTGACCCGATTTCGAAGAAATATAGTCCAGTGTCTTCGTTAATAACTCTTTTAATCATTTAATCCCCCTTTTGGTTTGATTTAGTTTTCTTATAATCTTAATATTTATATTAAACTATTTTTAAAATTTTTGCAACTATTAAGCATTTTCATAATTAAAATAAAATTCAGTTAAACCCATTCCGACCTCATCAGAGAATATGGAAGCTGTTTTGGTGCGTTCGCATTTGTTTATTGTAATTCTATAATCATCTAATAATTCAATACCCTTAATAACCTCATTAAGTTCGTTTAAAATCTCATTCAGCACCATATCATTAGCTGCGTAAACACTGAATTGAATATTAGAAAGTTTAACAATATCTTTTCTGCATAATGTTTGTGCGTTTTCTTCCTCACGCATATCTAACACATGCATAACACAATATGGTACTGCAACATCAGTAGGTGCAAGTCCGAAGTAAATCTTTTTACCCAAACTTGTTTTTTCATCTCTTAAATATTGCCATAATTCAATTTCGAAAGTTTTATTTGCCATTATTGTTATCTTTCTTTAAATCAATATTGTAATTTAAAAACTCAATTCTGTATTCATTATGGTCAACTTGCCCTACGTCATTTATCATTCCTATGTTTTGATTTATAGGTATAATTGAGAAGAAAGCAAAAGCTGTGCCGTCAATGTTTCTTAAAATATTCTTTTTGTCAAACTTTACTGATTTTGGTGCAAAAAGAATACCACTTGACCTTAATGCTTCTTTATCATAATTTTCTAAAAGTTTAGAGTAGTATTGCCCCATAGGGTATTGAATAAGCCCTCTAAACCTTTTCACAAAAATATAATCAGAGTTACGATTTTCATAATCGTCAACCTCTGGTTTCTTCCATGCCGATAGTATTTTATAGTTTTTCTCTAAAAGCATTAGGATATTCCTCATCGCCTATTTTAACAAGCTCAACGTCTGCATAAAGGTCTTTATTTGCCAAATATGTTGCCATTTCTTCAATAATTGGTTTTAGTTTATTAGGTATTAACATTGTTTCAACAATAGCAGGCTCTTTTAATTCTTTGTCAAAACATTCTGTTTCCAATTCATAAATGCCGTTTAATTTGTTTTTTACAATGCTCAATCCTTTATATGTGCGAGAACTCCAAGCAATAACATCTCCTATCGTTGCACTAAACCCTTTAAGGTTGCCAATAGCGTTTTTACCTTTAATACCAAAATGTGCCATAATAGTGCTACTGTCAAAACACTTCGGACAACGTTTAAAAGGAGTTCTAAAATACGCATTGTCGATATAAAGCGAAACATCAGTTATTGCTCTAACCAACTCTGCACTGGTATATTTTTTTTTATCCCTAATTGCTACATCTTCTGCAACAATTTTAGACTCTGCACCAATTTCTGCTTCAAATTTTTTTCTTATTTTTTTTCTTTTAGTTTCTTGTTTTTGCATATTGCACCTCATTAAATAAATACATTTTGCCAATATTTTATTTTATCTATAAACTTTTTAGGATATGCATCTATATCACCGTAATAAATATTAGGTTCAAAGTTTGTATAAGTGTAATTACCTAATCTTTCTTGACGTTTCTCTTTACTATCACGAGTAAACATATCATAGCCAAGCATATCTAAGGCAATACCTAAAAATTGTGGTGGAAATGTTACTAATATTAAACAAACATTCTCTTTATCCCCAGTAATTCTAATATCAAGACCAGTATTGTCAATAGTTAGTGTATTGTCAGTGATTGCAACCACCTTCGATAAATAAGCATTTGTATCGTACACCAATATTACAAAGTCATCAACTCTTAAATCTGGTCTGCTTGATAGATTTGAAATTACAACATTGTTGTCATTGTCATTCTTTGATAATAAAACATCCGCAAAATATTTGCCAGACTTCGCGAAATTATTATGAATGCTATCACAAACTGACATCAAAAATGTATAAGCATTTTCTTTAATAACCGCATTAACATCACTCTCAATCTGTAACCAAGCACCATTAACCAACTCCCAGCTTGTACCGTCTGTTGTTAATAATGCTCTTGTGCCCTCGATATCGGTTATCGGCTTTTGCTCACCGTCAATATCATTGTATAAGTTATTTACAACTAAATCATATTTATTAGATAGTTTTACTCTTGTCAGAATGTTCATAAACAAAAACCCTTATCTTAATATAATGATAAGGGTTTTTACCGTTAATGTCAACTATTTTATTTTACGAAATCTTGAATTAGCTTAATTAAGTCAGCTTTTTTGGTTTCCTCTCTTTGCTCATCAGTTAATTCAATACCTAATTCAGCGACTTCTTTTAGAAGTTCCTCTTTGTTCATTTTTTCTAATGGTTTCTTTTGGGGTTCTTCTTTTTTGGCGATAACTATTTCACAAAATCTTGCGATGTATTTGTAAAAATCTTTCGAAATGTTTACAATTTCGTCTTTTTCGCCAAATTTAATACTACCGTCTATTGAAAAATAGCGTTGACCTCTTTTTAATTTTACTTGCATTTGTCTGTCCTCTCCTTTTAGTTTTACTAAATAATAGAGTTTGCTGGCAATGTCAACATGTTAATAACAGAAGTGTGGCTTGCTGGCAATGTAATTGAGGCAACCAAAGCTTTTGTCAAAACTACTTCCATGATAGCTTTTGTTGTTCCTGCAATAGTTCTAACCTTGATGTATTGACCGTCTAAAGCGACTGCGTCATCAGTTGTGTTGTCTTTCATATTTACTGTGATTTGTGCTTTTAAAGCATCTGCTTCTGCCTTTGAGCCAGTATAGTTAGCAGCTTCACTTGTTCCGTTGTTAATAACAACCAACAATGTTTTAAAGCCAGCAGTTTCAATGTTTGCTGTACCAGCAAGTTGAATTTTATCTATCAATGTTTGCATTTGTTTATATCCTTTCTTTTCTTGTATATTAAATAAGAGGTTAGAGGGTTAAACCCCTCTAACCCATAGGAGTAAATCGCTATGCTTGTGTGCCTAATAATAGTCTAACATATTTGAATTGTCTTACAACTGCATCATAGCGTTCAGTTAATAACATTTCTCTGTATTTCAAGTCATCTTTTACTCTTAATCTACCAGTTGGTTGTTTGTAACCAGCAACTGCTGATGGTGGCAAAATAGCAGCAACAACATTAGCGGCAACTGCTTCTGGTAAAGTGAAAGCGTCATCAAATATTACTGGAACACCTAACAATGGTACATAAGCATCAACGTGGAATGGTTTAGCTCCAACCACATCTCTTTGAACGTAGCCTAATTCAAATTTGTAACGACCGTTATTGTCTTTTTCAGTAATACACTTAGCCCAAGTTGCTCTGTCAATGAATAAAACCCCTTTGTTTCTGTTTTGAGTGCATAAATTCATGATGTCGTCCATTGTTACTGCGTTATTTGTAGCAACGTGTACACGTCTGACTTGACCGTAATGTGCCTCTTCATCATCAGCTGGAGCTTCATAGTTGATTAGACCTTTGATACTTTCTGATGAATTACCAATCCATAAGTCTTTTGCAACTTTACGTCTTGCACCAGCAACCAATTTACCATTAACGTAGTTTTCAACTCTGAAAGCAGCATCTTCAATTTCATCATAAGTAATTTTTGCTGGGTTGTCGTAATCTTTCAAGTTTAAAGTTGCTTGAACCAAACCACCATCATCTAATGTGTAGTTAATTTTACTCAAAGTTTCTTTAACTGCTTGTACGTTTTCATCTGGCTCAACAGTATCAACTACAACTTTTTTAGTTCTGCTCATAGCATTTTCAAAGTTGATTGAGTTGAACAAGCCTTCATCATATTCTTCAAAATCTTGATAAATATTTTTATCATATTCTGGTACGATTAAAGCGCCACCTTTTGCATCGTCAAAACCAGCAAAACCAGCGATAGTTGCATCAAGTTTTACTTGTTCGCCACGAACAGCGCTTCTGACTTGTAAAGTCAATTTGTCGTTGTATTCTCTTAATTGTTCAAGAGTAACTGATTTTTCACCTTGTTTTACACAAGAGTTTAATCTTTGTAGTTGTACTTTTTCAATATCAGTCATTGATTGAGAGTTAGAATTAGAAGAAGCTTTTTGTAGTTCAATTAGTTCTTGTTTCAAGGTAGCGATTTTTGCATCTAATTCTTCTTTCATTGAAGTTTCCAATTCTGTCTTAATGCCAGTTGAAATTTCAGATTTCTTTGCTTCTAATTTTGTTTCAATGCCAGAAACAACTTCTTTTTGGAAGTTTTCAAGCATAACTTTTTGAGCATCTGGTTTAACATCAGTTTGTACTGGTGAACCTTCTAACTCAATTAGCTGTTTAGTTTTTACATTTGCCATTAGTTAATCCCCCTTATACTTTTTGTTATGTTTTCTAACGCAATTTTTAATTCTTCATCACTAATCTTTTTATCTTCTAATTTTGTAGTTTTTGCCTTTTCTTTAATTCTATTTTCATTGATTTGCTCCAGTAATAAGGCATTTTCATTTGCTGGAATATCAGTTAATGATACCTCATACCATTCAAATTCTGTAACGTGGTAAATATCGTTGTCATCATAGTAGCCGTCAATAGTCCAACCACCGATAGATAAACCAATATAAACACCTTGTTCATAAACTGCTAAAACTCTTTCGTTACCAGATTTTGGTATTTCAAGAACTACCAAAATTTTGCCACTCATTTCTTGACAATCGGCAATTTTACCAACTGGCAAACCATGTTTTTCGTAAACTGCAATTTGTTTGCCATTTTTCTTGCACTCTGCCCAAGAATTAAGTAATGCTTCATTTTCAGTAATAAAGCCACAACTATTTACATCTGGGGTACTTGCTATACCCATAATGTATTCATATTTTTCGTCATCTCTTGTAAAATTTAATTCCAATTTTACTTCATCAGCGTTAACCTTTTCAAGAGTTAAAAATATTCTTTTTTCGTTTAGTTTTGCCATTTCTTTATTCCTTTTGATTTTTATATTAAACTATTTTAAGAAAATTTGCAACTATTTAATTGTTTTCGCCACTAAAACCAGTAGTATTTTCACCGTTATTACCAGTTTGAGTAACCCTAACAGTCTGCACAACCAGTTCATCATCTCGTTCATCGCCCAATGGTTTAAAGTTATACATAGCTCTACGCTCAGCAACTGTAAAGATTTGCAAGTTAGGTAAATCTTTCATCATTTGTAAGAAGCGTGGTCTTAATGCTGGTATGTCCTGTTCAAGATAAAATATCGAATAGTCATCATAATTACCAGTTTTTAAGGCAAAATACTTACAGGCACTAAACAAATAATTATAAATATTTTGGAATAAAGGACAAATTGTTAAATCAAACAACATTTCCATGCCCTTATCTAAATCTTTTGTATTTACCTTTTTGTCCAATACCCAGTTAGTGCCTAATCTTTTATAAATGGCATCTTCTGCTGCTTTTAATGTTTCGTTAAACTCCATATCCTTATTGTTTTGAGATAGTTGCTTAACCTCTTTGTCGGCTGCACCATCCATTACAATAACATTACCAGCGTTACCAGCGCCAGAGTGTTTCATCTTAATTTCAGATTTTAACTGCTCTCTTGCTTTTGGGTTTAACAAACTCTTAATCATAAATACAAGAGATGGTCTTGCTCCATTTTGTAATAAGCTTTTGTTATGATAACAACCATACCAGTACATCAAAACCTCAACACCAACACCCTCTAAAATTGATGCTGGTAAATATTGCGTATCTGGTCTGGGGTTAATCAAAGGTGCAATAAACTTAAAAGTATCACTATCATTTGCATAATAAGTTGAACCATTAAAAGTATATGTGCCACTAAATGCCCCAGAGTTGTTGACCTCAAATGAACCAATACGGTTGTTTACAATATCATCAAATATCGACACATTAGCATTGTCTAAGATTTTAATACTGATGACATCTCGTTTGTTCGTATCTATCTGAAAACCAAAAAAGATAGCACCATGCAAACAATAATTCTTCACACACTTCGATAAAAAAGTTTTTCTTGTATCAAAAACATTAGGTTTTCTAAATAACTGCATAACCTTTTTAAGGAATTTATCATTTTTGTAATCAACCATTTCTCTTAAATCATCATTCCAAAAGACTGGCTCTATCATTTGAATATTATTGGATATTAAATCAATACTCGTACCTACGCAAGCAACACGAGAATACGTCAAATCTATCATTGACGGGGTTAATGGTGTACCAATCATATCAAATTCAGCATAAGGATTGCCAATAATCTTGCCGTCTTTGATTTCTACCTCGCCACCACAGGCTGCCGCATTGTCAACTTGTTGTTTAAAACCTATTCTACTCATTATATTATCTAAAATTGCCATATTTTTATCCTTTTGCGTTTAATTTTATATGATTTTGATTAAAAATGCAACTACTCAATATCAACATCTACTCCATTTACTTTGTCTATCATTCTTTGAGGTGGTTGTCCCACCGTTTCAAGGAGAATATTGCAAATTTCTTTTAAAATCGGTTTATTTTTATGATGTTCTGGTCTACAGTACCTTTTATAAATACAACCATTGCAAGTTTCTCTTAAAAAGCACTCTACTGAGAGTAAAGTCCACCCACTACCAACATTCATTGTCCTGCCATTTCGTCTAACTCGCACTACCAAACCCTCACAGGCATGGCAGAAAACTTAGCCTTTAATAATAAACTGGCTAAACTATCTGGGGCATCATCATGTTTAATCCCTTTTTTGTACTCCCATATTTGTCGCAAATAATTTTCGTCAGTTTCGTTAACAAATTGTACACTGGGTAATAATTCAGCTCCGTTTAATCGCCAATATGGTCTTATCGTACTACGAATTTTTGTATGTTTGTTTGTGCTTTCATGATAGCCAACAACCTCAAAACCTAATTCTCTAAACTTTTCACCCATTAAGCCCTTGTCGGCATTAGTTTCAAGATATAAGAGCGATACTCCACAGTCAAACATTACCTCTGCCAATTCTAAATAATTGTCCTCAAGGCTTTCCTCATATAATTTGCCCAATACTACAACATTATTATTCTCATAATCGTCAGCACCTATTGTTAAAGCTGTGCTATCCTCACCGCCAAAAGAAGCATCAATATGAGCAACGACATTATAAGCAGACGAAGTGAAGAAATTTTGTGAATAATGACCGACATTATCAATCTTTTGAAATAATTTTTCTTTATCAGATACCAAGTTCAATAAATAGTTGGCTTGAAATAAAGCATCATCGTTTAGTGTTTGCTTTTTCCATTCAATATCCTCGTTAGACATTAAACCAGTTTGATAACAATTGTAAACAAACTTGCCACGTTTCATGTCAAGATGTCGTAACAAGTCTTTTTGTGTCTGTGTTCTATCTTTGCTTTCAGTTTCCTCAATCTTTTTTTGTAAATCGCTTTTGGGCTTCAAACCTTTATCCATAAGAGAGAAAACATCTTCCTCATGCCATGGAGTACCAATATTTAAAATGCAACTATCTTGAAATCCTTTATCGGTAGAAAGTACGTTCATCAGCTCTTGATAACGAGAAATTGTGTACATACGTTCAGCAGCACTCTGCCTGTCCTCTAACGAGCAAATATCGTCAGTAATAATCATTACTGCGTGTTTACCAGTTAAAGGTGAACCTAAACCTAAGCCACGCAACTGAAATTCACCAGTAAGACTTGTATTAAGATTGGTGTCAATAGCAAGTGCTGTGTCGGTAGTTTTCTTAAACCCACCTTTACCGTTTATCTCTGGTGAGAGAATACTAACAAACTTTTTAAACAAATCAGTATCAAGTATTTTGCTAACACCATTGATTAGCTCTTTAACAGCATCTTCTGATTTTCTTAATAAAATAATTGTCTTTTTAGGTTGTAATATCAATATAATAGCAATAGCCAATCTCAAACAAGACGATTTGTAAGAATTACGGTGTCCTTGATGAACCATTACTTTGAAGTTGTAAGGATTTATTACCCATTGCTTTATCCACTCACTATGAATTGGCTCTAACAGGTCATAGCCAGTACCTAACATTCTACCAACCATGTGAGCTTCGCAAGTCAATAAGTGGACAACTTTATCACGTGTCCACTCTTGCTCTTGTTTTTGCTCTTGCGCAATTGGTTTGGGAATATCCATAACCAACTCTGGAATATCTATTTTAATGTTTCTTTTTTGTGGCAAACGATTTTGTGGTAAATTGCAACAAATATCCGTACCAGAAGAAGTCAGAAAGAACTCACCTTTTTTGTATGTGCTATTTTTACCGTTTCTATATAAAACATAAGGGATGCCAGTACGTTTATCCTCAAAATCTGGTACAGTAAGGTTTATTGCTCTTGCTAATGTTTCATGCACAACCCTTTTGTTGTCAAGAAAAGTATAATAACGACCATCATCAGAGGTTAATCTGCCACCACACTGGTTTAGGTATCTAACAAAATCAACATAAAGATTGTACTCATCATTGGAAGGTTTAAGAATAGCCATGACTATTGCTCGCTTTCCAATTTTTTGACAAGCTCTGCTTCGATAATGTTATCCTTTAGGAGTTGCTCTTTATTAGACTTTTCTTTTTGTTTTTCCATTAACTCTTTAACCTCATCATAACGAGCCGACAAGCTAATGTTAATATTGGTTGTAGTTGTTTCAATTTTATCAGCCCACTTGCCTTTACCACGATTTTTAAGAATAAATTTTACTGCATCAACATTAGGTGGCATTTTTGCTTTTAATGTATGCTCATTACCTTCTTTGTCAATCTTTTGAGTGGTAACTTCAGCACCGTCTGCTAACTCCCATAATTTGTCCTCTGCGTGTTGTAACCATTCATTATCATTAAGCATGATAAGCTCCGTTTTTTTATTTTACACCTTAATAATCAGTATAAAAGCAAACAAAGAAAAAGTCAATGGTTTCCCTTGCACCATTGACTGGACATTTTTAGTGTTTATTATATTTGGAGTTAAAAATAACAATATTATAATAACACAGACAATTTTTATTGTAAAGTATTATTTGCAAAATTTTAACGGTAGTTGCCCGAAGAATGCTACCACCTCACATAACTACAACTCCAATTTACCCATATCGTATGCTTCTCTTGCTGATTTAAAGAAATCAGTATTAAAGCCGTTAGGATATTTTTTATAATAATCTTTAACGATAGAACGTAACGTATGTTGTTTACCTAATATAGTAAATGGTGTATCAAGGTCGAGATTAAATGATAAACCATAATAAAGAACGTCATTAGTCATATCTTTTTTATTAGTATATACTGTTTCACCCAAAGTACCATCGCAATCAGCAAACTTAATACGGTCATCTTCTACTCTTACTTCATCGGCAAAATCGACACTATCAATAGTTTGTATTGGTGCGGTAATATTACGTCTTAAATAGGCAATAAAACGGTCAATAGTTTCCTCCATACTTGGCTCTGGCGTCTCTAAATAAGCCTTTAATTGTCCTGCCTTTTGTACGGCAGTCATCAAGCAGCCAGCAAAATCAAGGTCTTGTAAATAATAATTAGGTAAGTCTTTAAACTGGTCTGGTCTAATGCTCATCAGTCTATTATACTTAGTACCGAACATATCGCAAACGTCTTTATCGGTAATCTTGCCTTCAACAACGTCATTTAAACAAAGACTTGCGTTAAAATTAGACACCTCAACAGGGGCATTAGGGTCATAAAGATAGTTGGAGATATGTACACCACCCCCCGTACTATTACCACCCGTACTACTACCACCACCAACATTACTATTAGTAGTACTGCCGACAACATTACTACCAACAACAGAAGCAGTAGTAGAAACGGAAGTTGAGATAGGAACAGTATAAGACAATCCAAACTTACTAATCATATCAGAAAAAGTAAATGGGCAAGTTTTTGTTTTAAAATATCTATCAAAGGCAATCTTTTGTTGTTCTGTCAATCTGAAACTTTGTTTGTCCACCTCACTCAAAATCTTTTGGTTACAACCAGATAAGTCTGGGATGTTTGTAATATCAATGTCGTTGCCATTAACATCTTGATTGTTTTCAAAAATATACAAAAGATTTAAGAAATCTCTCTTAGTCATTTTTTTTACAATTGTTCTTCGTTGTTGCGTATTATTTTGTTGTTGTTTGGTATTATTCATGCTTGTTTTCCTTTCGTACCTTGCCTTTCATTACTACTAACAGTTATAATATTATCGCAAAAACAGAAAATGGTTAATATCTCATGAACAGTCGTAACAATACTTTACAGTGCGTTGCCATGTACAACATAAAAAAATCGTAAAAAATCAAAAAACGACAGAAAAAGTCGTAAAAGTTGTTAGTGCGATGGCAGTTAGTAAGTAAAAAAAACGTAAAATTGTACCAAAAAACATAAAAGTACATAGTGCGATGCAGGTTATAATATAAAAAAATCATAAAAAATCGTAAAATTTTGTGTGGTTTTTGGGTTGTTTGAGTAAAAAAAGTTGGAAAATTCGAAAAAATTTCTGGGGGTAGTCTCGGGATTTTGACAGTCCAATTTTTGAAAAATCAAGGGGGTAGGGGGGTGTAAAGTATTGTTATCATTGCGTTACACCGTCCAACCATTTATGATGTATCTATTCGATAGATACCCATAAGATATATTATGTAAGAAGGCGATTTTATTGTTATTATTGAATTACAGAATATCAAACAAGGTTTAAGGTTTGTTTATTGCCCTGTTATTTACTGGCTATAATCAACCAGTAGTAAGTATTTAAACCTTTCTGATGTCTTATTAACTGGTAGTAATAATATCGGCTACAATCCAATAACCACCGACTTTTTTAACTTTTAATAAGCTAAAATCCTTTATTGACAATACTTTGAGAGACTTTTTATACTTTTATATATATATTAGACCGAAATTTTTTATATTTTTTTATATATATTATTATTTTTTAGTTTTAGACCTTAAAAAGTGCAAAAAGCTGTAAAAGTCTATTTATTATTGGGTTTGATGCCTCTAAAAAACTTCAAAAGTCTCAAAAGTCCTTTAGATACTGAATTACAGGAGTATCAAAATTAAATGGATGAATAGAATTATAAAGATATCAAGGTAGCTATAACTCGCTAATAGCAATAATTTTAAGAGTATTTTATTATTATTATTTTATTATTAAGTTATGTAAAGATTATAATCTTTAACACTTGCATTATTATTATTTAGTGTTATAATGAATATGGGGTTGATAATTCAACCAAAACAATACAACCAGAAAGTGAGGTAAACAATGAACTTAACAAACAGACAAAAAGAAATTTTATTAAACTTGATTATGCAGGAGCAAGATTACACATGGAAAGTAAACAAAAACATTGAACACTTGCTTAGAGATTATAGGAAAGAATTGACAACCATACATAAAATAATTTCTGATAGTTGGGAAGAAGATAGATATTGTATGTAAGCAAACGAAAGTGAAAGGGAACAAAAAATGACAAAATGGAATTTAAAAATAAACATTAGTAAAGAAATGAAAGAATTAAAAGATTTAACTCAATACATGATTGAAACAACAGAGCTTGAGGACGATTTTGTTACAATCGCTGAAAATCTTAAAAACAAGTTTTTAAACTATGAAACAGAAATAAAAGAAATTACAGAAGATGATGGAACGTTTGAAGATTTAGAAAATGAATTAGACGATTTTACAATGTCTTTTGATATTGATACCGCTAACTATAATTTAGAAAATATTTATCAAATTTGTGACTGTGCAAGAATTTTGTTAATTCAACATTAAATAAAAAAGGGAGATAAAACATGAATAATTTTTATTTTAATCCGGAAGCCGAAAAAATTGTAAATTATGTGATGACAGGTTTTATTAGAATCAGGACAATTAAGAGTCAAAAAGACTTCATGGAAGATTATAAACGGGCAAGATTAGAAGGTGATAGCATTATTAACTCGATTGAGCGAGCAAGATAAATAATAAAATAGAAAGGAAATAAAAACATGATTACAATGACAAAAACAAAAGCAGAAAAAGAATTAAATAGACAATTAACAAACCAAGAATATAATAAGTATATTTATGACTTGAATTTTGGAAACAAAAAACAAACGCACAAAAACGCACAAACAAAAACTTTAAAAACACAATTAAATTTCAATGATGCAAAAGCTGAATTTTTGCAAGTTAACAATTTTGATGCAAAATGTTTCGATGCAAGATATTATGAGTATCTTTTAAAATTTGGTGATTACTTTTTAGGGTTTGACAAACCTATCATCCAAACTCGTTTTTGCTTCGGATACGGTCAATATGGGATTAGTACCGATGATGATTTCGATAGAGCATGCGAAGAAAAACGCAACATGGAAACAAACAAGCAGCCGTTTATTGATGCCAACTTGAAAGGTTTAAACAAAAGTATTGAAGATATAGAAACATTTATAAAAGAAAAATGCTTCGCAAATCGTTACAACAAAATTTTTATTTGTAAAAATAATTACAACCATTTAGCATATTTGGCATGGTCATGGGATTACGATAATATCAGAAATAAAGATGACATCATCAAAGAAGCTACTAAAGAAGATTTACTTTTAATCATAGAAGTATATAAACAACAAATTGAAAACCTTAAAAAGCGTTTAAATACTTACTTAAAACGCTATGGGTTAAGTAAATTGACAACATGGACATATTTAGTTGATTAAATAATTGGAGGAAAAATAAATGTACAATAAAGTTTTGACAAAATATAGTAAAAATACAAGGGATTTAGGAAAATATTTACTCAATCGCATTAAAAAAGCGAAAGACTTAGAAAAGCTATTTATCAATTTGAAAAAACAAGGATACGACATAGAACACAAAGAAGTTTGTAATAATTTTTATGGTGAATATTGTCAAGTAAATATTATGGGAAATTTTAATGGGTTGGATTGGATTGTACAAGTTAATTATTCTCCTATAAATACAACAGATGATGAATTTTGTCAAACTTTGATAGGTATTGTTTATTAAGGAAAGTGAGAAAAACATGTTAACAAGAAATCAAAAAAATATTTAAAAAAGAATTATTTAAGAAAAATATTTAACTTTTTAAAGACTAATAACAAAAACTAAAACTTTCAAGGGGCATTTGCTCCAAGCGTATCGGACAAAAAAGACAAGGAATAAAAAATGACAGACGTAAAAACAAAAGAACTAATTGAAGACTTAGCAAAAGTTATAAGACAAGTAACAGCAGAAGAAGCAAAACAAATAAAACAGGTGTTAATCAATAATAACATTTATTTAAAATGTATTAGTTATTATTTGAATAACGGTGTTTTTCTTGATGTAGTTGAAAAAATAGAGCCAAGCAAAATAGAACAGATTAGAACTTATTTAGAACTATGCTATTTGAAATAAAAAAAGATTGGAGTAAAAAAAATGAGTACATTTGTAGTAAATCATGAAACATTAAATAATATATTTAGCGTATTAGACAATATTTACATTAACCAACAATGTTGCTGGTTAAAAGATGAGATAAAAGCATTATTAAGAGTACAACCTGTTGAGTACTGCCATCAATCAAGAGAAGCATAAATGACAAAAATTGGTCAACGTTGGTTGAAATTAAATTTTAAAGCATATTTTGATTGTTATCCAAAAGAAAAACCATCAAGAAATGATGTAAACTATTATAAAATGTATGAATATAAATACAATCGCAATATCACAATACATCAAGCACTAAAATCATTAACATGCTTATATTATCAATGTTCAGATGTCAAAGATTATTTAACCAATTCAGATTTAGAGCTTATGAAAAAATTGAGATATACTTTAATGGAGGCGCTAATAAACATGGATGCTGAATATAAGAACGCGAAATGGGGGGCTTAAAATGACATTGTGGTTTATTGAATATTTAAAAAGACCTAATAATTATACAAATAAAATTATCAAAGCCGACACAGCCGAAAAAGCAATAAAAAAAATCAAGATTGAAAAATATTGAAGATATAAAAGAATTAAATAAGTATAATTTCACAGATGTTGAAGTGCTAATTAAAAGATATGAAAGAACAGGGGCTTAAAATGTATATAAACTATAAAAACCATAAAGGCGGTATAAATAGTTTGTGCGTAGCTTTTGATGTTATGGGCAACTATGCAACCAGCCTAAAAGGAAAAGCTAAGCAATAAAAAATTACAAAAGGAAAGTGAGGAAAATAAATGAATAATGAAATTTTTTTAATTATTACTATGTTAATGTTAATTTTAGCAGTTTGGACTTAATTTTAAAATTGTATCGTTAAAAACATTTAAAAACATAAAAAACTTCTACCGGTTGGGCATGGCTGGTGTAAATTGGTTAATCTATATGCCTGATTTTTAAAAAATTTAATATTACAAATTGTAAATATCATAATAAATATTTGACATAAAATTATTTTAAATGTAAAATGAAGGTGTGGAAAGCAAAAACAGAAAGGATAAAAACATGATTACATTTAGCACAAATTTTGAAAACTTTAAAAACGGGCTTAAACAAGTTCTGGGAGCAACTTCAACAGATAAAATGTCCCCGTTGAGTAATGTATTACTGAAGTTATACAATGATAAGATTGAATTAGCAGCAACTGATGGAAACTGCATCAGAATTAAAAGATTAAAACTCGATGCGACACTTCCAGAAGTTCAAGAGCCTCTAAAAGTTGTACTTAATGGTGAAATTTTATACAACCACATTAAATATTTTAAAGCTGCCAACAATACACTAAAAAAATAACAAGTGCACTTTTTGAACTTAATGAAGCAACAGAAGAAATTTTTATTGCTTGTCCTCAATTACAATTACAAAAAACAAATTTAATCGTTGGAAAAGGTGTTAATTATCCAAAATATGAGCAAATAATTGAAAGGTACATCACAGCCAACATGGATTTTATTCAAATGTTAGACTGCGATGCTAATTCCTTAAAAATTTCATTTACTGCAAAATATTTGATAGATTATTTAAAACAAGTTGGTAAAGATAGTATCGTAACATTTGAAATAAAAAACAATATGGGCATGGTTAATTTATTTTCAGCCACAGACAGGTCATTATATGAAGGTTTGATGCCTGCGAAAAGTGAAGGCATACACAGCCAACAATGGGGTTAATTGCCCCATTGGCTAATAAGAAAAGAGGTTAAAAATGATATATGACAATAAGTTAAAACTATATTACACCTACGAAAACGGTCACCTTTGCTATGGTGAAACAATAGAAAAATGTCAAGACCGTTATAATGAGAGCAAAAAAATTATGGAGTATATAAATAAATGCATAAAAAAGAAATAATTGAAATTTTACAAAAAATAAAAAAAGAATATTTAACGAGTTTTTTAGATATTGAAAAAATGGCTAATGCCTATAAAATAGATAAAAAAATAATGTTAGAGTTGATAAAATTATCAAATAAAATAAAGGAATAATAAAAAATGAGCATAAATACTTTAATTAAAGAATTAAAAAATAATAATGAGGATTCTGAATTTTACCCGACATCAAAAAACATGATAGATGTTATTATACCATATTTAGACCATGAAACAGTTTTGGATATTGGCTGCGGTACATGTAACTTTAAAAAATTTGTATCTGAAGCTGATACAAGCAAGATAGCAAAATATTATGTCATGGAAAAATCAAAAACACTTTTAAATAAATTAGATGATAATACAATTTGTTTAGGTACAGATTTTAATGTAAATACCTTGCTTGACAAAAAAGTGTCTACAATTTTCTGTAACCCGCCTTATAGTGAGTTTGAAAACTGGACAAAAAGAATAATCAGCGAGGGCAATTTTAGACAAGCATTTTTGGTTATTCCAGAACGCTGGAAAAATAACATTGAAATAAAAAATTTATTAGAAAAATTTAATATTAGAGCAGAGGTTTTGAATTCTTTTGATTTTCTCAATGCAGAACGTGCAGCAAGGGCAAAAGTTGATGTTATACGATTGGTTAAAGAAAAATATAATTCAAGGTGGAAAAATCAAACAGATTTTGAAGAAGATGCTTTTAATATTTGGTTTAACGATACTTTTAAAGTACAAAGCAAAAATGAAAGCGATTATGATTTTAAAAGTAGAAAAGAAAAAGAAAAAAAAGAAAAAATATCTAACGCACTTATAAATACAAATCAAAGTAAAGCAAGTATTTTGGTTAATTTATATCAAAATGAATATAATACACTGATTGACCACTTAAAAAAAATAATGGAATTAGATGCAGACGTACTGGAAACTTTTGGCTTTAGTGTTGAAAAAGTAAAAGAGGGTTTAAAATCTCAAATTACAGGGTTAAAAACTTTATGGTGGGATATGGTTTTTAACGAATTTGACGAAATTACAAACCGTTTGACCTATAAAAGCAGAAATGAAATAAGGACAAGTTTTGACAATCTTAATAATATTGATTTTACTTTAGAAAATATTTACGTAATTATTTTATGGGTAATAAAAAACGCAAATAAATATTATAATTCTCAACTGGTAGACTTCTTTAAAGATTTATCATCAGAAGCAAATGTAAAACCTTATAAAAGTAATCAAAGACTATTTGAAAAAGACGGTTACTATTGGAACGCAAGAGAAAAAAATAATTATGTCTTAGATTACAGAATTATCATGAGTAGCCCTTTCAAATATGATGATTGGCATGATGTATTGGATAAAAACGAATATTACTCTGTAAAAGTTTTACAAGATATTTTAACCATTGCAAGAAATTTAGGTTTTAAAACTGGCATGGTGCATTTGCCAGATGATTTCGCAGAAAAAACTTATATTTATTTTGAAAATAGCGATAAACTTTTCATGGAATATAAGGTATATAAAAATGGCAATATGCATGTAAAATTTAATCAAGAATTTACAAAAGCTATGAATGTTGAAGTATCAAGGCTATTGGGTTGGATTAGAACACCAGAAGATATTAAAAACGAATTTCCAACAGAATTAGCAAAAGGTGCAGAAAAATATTTTAAAGTTAATAAAAATCTATTAGTTAATAATAATTTAAAATTATTAACTTGCGGATAATAAAAAATAAAAAATATAAAAAAATAAAAAAATAATTTGCATTTAGATTATTTTTATTTTAAAATAATTTTGAAAAGTATTTATCAATAAAAATGGAGTAAAAATAACATGAAAAGAAGATTTATTACAAAAGACATTGAAAGAAGAATTTTAATTTTAAGAAATGAAGAAAAAAAATCTGTTAGAGAAATTGCGAAAGAATTAGAGATTTCTATTGGAACAGTTTCAAAAGTTTATGCAAAATATAGAGTACCAAAGAAAAAAAATAAAAACTTAATCGAGTTAGTAAGTTTACGATTACTTTATTTTTGTGATGATATAAAACTTTTGACAAAAAGAATTGCATGTGAAATTATTAGTCAAGATATTGAAGAAATAAAAATCACTCCACGAATAAAAAAAATTATTGGTAATGACAAAATTGTCAAAATAGTTGATTGCATTAAACATACTGATTTAAAGGTTAATTTTAATTAGAAAAAATAAAAAATGGCAGATTTAAAAATAATAGATGATATAACAAATGAAATAAGCAAAATTAGAGGTGTTGACCTACCCCCAATTTGTATAAAAATAATGGTTTTAACATACATTTGTTATGCTTGCAATACTTATGATATACGGTATAAAAACGAAGATGGGGCAACTCATAGACCTAATACAGGCTGCTTAATACTGGCACAAAAGGGTACTGGTAAATCAAGAACTTTAAAAGCTCTAAAAAAAATGTTTTATGTCGTTGAAGAAGAACGTATTAGACGATATAAAAACTTTAAAGCATATAAAATTGGCAGGTATACAAACAGCATGATACCATTAACTGGTGAGCAGCAAAAAGAAGTTGATGATTTCTATCGTGAAAGTGGTAGAGAGCCAGTTTCAATTTTCGACGACCCGATAACCGCAAAAGGTTTATGTTGCACATACGCACAAACAAAAACATACAAAGTAAATAATATCCTCTATGTTATTGATGAGGTTGGCGAAAGATTGTTCAAAGATGCAATGAGCAATAACCCCAGTATCAGCTCAAAAGAATTTACTTCTGGACTTACACAACTGTTTGATGGGGCTTGTTACATGGGGCAATCAAAGACAAGTAAAGAAGAAAATATTACATCTCAAACGAATATAGGTGCGAACTTTATCTTTGTATCTACGGCAGAATTTTTGAAAGATAGAAAAGTTCAAGAAAAATACAAATCTTACATTGAAAACGGTGTTGGTCGCAGGTTGTTATTTGTAAACTGTCCACCGCTTGATGAGTACGCAACACCAAGAAAAAGATATTTTCCAAACTTTGAACAGTTTGAGCCAGAAATAAAAAAAATCTTTGGTGGCACAGAAGAAGAAAAGAAAAAACTTTTCAACAAGGAAATATCAGCGAGTGAAGAACTTTGGGTTAACCAACTTGAAAAACAAGGCTCTGGGGCAAATCTCACAATGGGTGAAGAATTTTTATTGTTGTTATTCTGTACTGGGTTAGTTGTATGGACTGGTGATAGTCAGATACAGCAAAAACATTGGGATTATATGGTTAATACCTTTAATGAGATGAAAAAATTATCACTTACTATTGCTCAAAAAGATACAACAAATTACGACAAAATTTGTATATTTATCAAAAGTTATCTTTCAGAACATTCTAACAAGAAAAAAATAAATATTGCACTAATTAAAGATTATTGCTTGCGTAACAGAATGTGCTATGAAAGTACATGGAAAAAATGGTTTAGAAGTCTGATTGAAGATTTTAAGGCTTCAAATGATGTACAATATCTGATAGAAAAAAATCAAATGTATGCATGGCTTGAAGAAAATTACGCTTATGAGGGTAAATAATATGATAGAAAAAAGAATAAAAAAAATAAAAGATATGAATGAAAATGAAGAACAAAGCTACATTTACAGTTGGTGTTTGCAAAATAATTTAATTCCAGTCGCAGTGCCAAACGGCTTCAATTTGAACGGTGTCCAAAAACTTTGCAGGACTTATGGCATAAGTGAAAACGAATTAAAAAAACAAAATGCAATTCAAATCAAAATGTTGAAAAAACAAGGTTTGCATACGGGTTTCCCAGATATGATGATTTTTGGACTAAAAAATGGTAATGGTGCTATTATGTTTTTAGAAAACAAAGTAAAAAAGAATAAACCCAGTCCTATACAATTAGTCTGTCATGCGTGGTTAAGAGAGCTGGGCTATACGGTTGAGATAAGCTCAAGCACAAAAGATGCTATTGAAAAAATAAAAAAATTTAATTTTGATACGATGCAAATCAAAAATGTAGAATATATAGAAAAAAGAAAAGAGGTGAAAAAATAATGAAATATATTCCGAAAAAACCATTAGTAAGATTGGTTAACAAAGCAAATACGCAAGGTGCTTTAAAAATTACTTTGCCGAGTGTTGTAATCGAAAGTTTGGATTTAAAACTTGATGATTATGTTGAATTTGTGATTGAAAATGGTGCAGTAAAAATAAAAAAATGTACTGACGAAAATATTATTAAAACTAAGGTAAGATATGCAAACAAAGGAAAGGATACAAGCAAAAATGGATATTAAAAAAGTTATTAAATTTTGTAAGACTTTTGGAGTACCGATGTATAAAATTTGCGTAGAGAAAAACTACAATATAGTTTCGGTACAGTCTTTAATAGAAATGGTAAAAACACTTAAAAAATGTGGTGTGAAATTTAAAACTGTACCATTAAATGTAAAATTATCAGATAGTTATATTTTGAATTTGGTTAAACTTTTAATTCAAAATGAGCTATTAAACAAAAAAAATATGAACGCAGTAAATTTCGCCGATGACGTGCTTCAAATGTGTATTAAAAATAAAAATTGCAACTTACTTAAAATTGGCATTGAAGCATTAAAAGGTGAAATACAATACGAAGATAAAGTGTTCACGAGTTCTAATAAAACAAAATAAAACGTAGTAAAATAGAATTGTAGTAAAATATAAGGAGTACAAAATGGATATTAGTAAATGGTACAAAGCCGAAACAACAACAAAACAAGTATTTGAGGGTATTTATCCAGTAATGATTGCTGGTGTTAGAACATTCACCAAAGAAGCAGAAAAAGAATTACCTAACAAACAAAAAGTAACCTACAACAGAGAAGTATTAGAATTAACATTCAAAACAACCCAAGATGTACCATTCCCAGATGGAACAAATGACAAAATTGTTGTAAAACAAAACTATTACTTTGATGTAGATATGCACATTAACGCATTTAATGGTGTTGCACGAGCATTTTTAGGTAAGCAATTTAAGACTACCGAAGAATTTGACGGCAAAGTTGGTATGATTGGTATTGTAAACCATACTTATGAAAAAGACGGTGAAACAAAATATGTAGCACAAATGGGTACAGGTTTATTCAGTTATGTACCTTTGACAGCAAACCCGACCATTGAATACGTTGCGAATGATATTCAGAACCCAACCGACGAAGAAAAACAAGAATGGTTTAAGGCTCACATTAAGAACTTGAAACCAGCAAAATAATGTGTTATTATTTACGGTATGAATACAATTACGTACGATAAAACATATTTCTTGAACATGAGTGAAGTGCGACTTAAAAATTGGATTGCACGTCATAATGCAGAGTTAAGTTGTGCTTCACTTTTTACTTATACAGATAAAGGAATATGCCCGATAATTAAAAATCTAACTAAGAAATACGCTCATAATGGCGATGATTTTGTACCAACTCACGTTGGTAATATTATCAGGATAGGAACACAAATTTTTGTTTTTAATATGATACCACCAAAATCAAAAACCACTTTATTGATTGATTATATTAAGGATGCAGATTTTAATTATCGTATCGTAACTTTTGCAGATAATAATTTTAATGGCTATCAATATACCGTAGACACGCTCAAATACAATAACCGTCGATATGGTTATTTTTCAGCCTTACAAAGTGGTATAAAACCATTACGTTGGATACCAAATAGAAGGGCACATTGTAGCGAGATTTTTATAAAAACGCTACAAAAACAAGGTTATTACAAAGAAATAAAAGCAGATGACGTTACACCAGTAGAAGCACACAATTTACTGGTATATGGCTCATTACAATAGGAAAGCAAATGTTATCAATAAAAGATTTATCAAAAGCAACAGAGGTTTTTAATCTGATTGCTCAAAAAAGTGTTGACAAAACAAAACTTGTTGTATCTTTTAAACCGTTGACCGAAACAACTTATACCGTAGTTATGTCTAATGGCAACGAAAGTGCAAGGTTGATTGTTGAAAGTGAACCAAAGATTATGCAAAGTTTTGATATTGGCTATAATGACTTTTTAAGATTATTTAAAATTTTCAACGATAGATTTAATGTAAGCGTTGATAATGGTAAAATTTGTTTCAAGAAAAATAAAAACTCTTACAGCTGCGTTGAAACGAAAAGCCAGTTGAACGATAGTGTTAATTTTAAGTTTGACTTTGACGGCTCATATAAAATTACTATCGACAAGCCTTTAATTTTAAAGACTATAGCTTTTGGTGGTGTTTATGCGATTGCCGATAATGAAATAGCAAGCACAGACGGATTTATCGGAGTAATTGACAAAATCGATGCAAACACAAAAGGTAATGTGTTTTTATTTCGAGATGAATTTCCAAATGGAACATATTTTTACAACCCAAATTCAAACTTAATTGTTAGTGAGGATAAGAAACTTTGCTGCACGATGCGACAAGCAGTAAATAAATTCCCTTACAAGACTTTTTCACGATTAGTACAATCCAATTTGAATAACTATTTTATTTGCGATTATAAGGAATTTTACGAACATATTAGACAATGCGTTGATATCAATAAGGAACACGTTATTATTTATCTTAATAATGATACAATTAGAATAAGCAGCGTTGATAAAAATAGTACATGTCATTATGAGGTTGAGATACAAGTACAATACAAAACTCAACCAAAAAGAAAAATGATTAGATTTAACCCTAACTATATGCTAACACTAACAAAAGCAAATGAAGATGATAAAATAAAAATTGAGTTTGACGATGATGAAAGAATTAGAATTATTAGAGCAAAAAGCACAAAGCATGTAATTTTCGGGGCAGAACAAGTTTAAAGGAGTGATATATGAAATACAATTTTGAACAAGAAAGATGTGATTATTTAACACCACAAAATATTATAAATAAGGTTTTAGAACATTTAGACATTGATAAATTTTCCACTGATGTTTGTTGCTCATATAAAAACATCCCAGCAGAAAAATATTTCATTGACGGCAAAACTGACGGCTTAGCAGAAAACTGGGCAACAGAGGGCTGGAACTGGTGCAATCCACCATACAAAACATGCAAAGATTGGGTTAAAAAGGCAAGTAAAGAAGCATTAAAAGGTTGTGCTTCTGTACTTTTTATTCCAGCAAGAACTGAAACGGATTATTTTCATAGGTTTATTTTGAATAAAAGTAATGTTAAATTGAGTTTTTACGTAAAGGTACAAAATTTATTCACCCAGAAACTGGCGAAGAAATGGAAGTTTATAAAAATGCACTTGCACTGGTATATTTTTATCCAGTAGAGGATTAGAACATGGCTTTCAAATTAAGAGATTATCAAGTAAATATTTGTAGAAGTATCGGCAGGGCTATTGATAACGGCAAAAAGAAAATTTTGCTATCAGCCCCTACGGGGGCTGGTAAAACTGCGATATTTACTGATTTTGCTGCACGATTAAAGACTATCGGCAAAAAGACATTGATTGTTGTTGACCGAATAGAACTATTAAAACAAACAACAAAACATAACAACACTTTTGGTTATTTGACTTCTGACGGTTTTGTTAATGGAGATGTTTGCGTAGCGATGTTGCAAACTTTAAGGGCAAGATTAAAATATGAAAAATATCAAGAATGGTTGGAGTGCTTTGATATTGTGTTCTTCGATGAAATTCACCAATTTTACAACGGCAGTTCTTTTAAAACTATTTGTGAGTTGACTAAAAATGACTGTACTATTGTTGGGGTTACAGCAACCCCATGGAATGATAAAGGATATTTATTAGAAGGTTTTGACGAATTTATCAACGAAGTTGAAATTAAAGACCTTATTGAACAAGGCTATCTCGTTAAGCCAGAGCATTATACGGTTGATTTATTTGATTTTAATAATGTAAAAATTACTAAAACAGGCGAATATGATGCAGGTCAAGTTGATGATATTGTAGTTGATACAGATAAAATTGACAAAGTTTTAGACGGTTGGAAAAAATACGCAGGCAATAAAAAAACTATTGTTTTTTGCACAACGGTCAACTCCGCCAAACATTATGCAGACTTTTTTAAATTGAATGGCATAAGAGCTGAATGTATTTCAGCACAAAACAGCGATACCGAAAGAGCTAATATACTTGCTCGATACAAAAACAACCAAATACAAGTATTGTTTAATGTCGGTTTGTTGGTTGCTGGATTTGACGAACCAAGCATTGAATGTGTTGTATTTCTAAACCCTACAAAAATGTTACGTAGATATATTCAATGTGCTGGTCGTGGTTTGAGATTATGTCCGGAAATTGGGAAAGAAAAATGTATATTTCTTGATTTTGTTGGTAATAGCTTTAGACACCTTGAAGTTGATGCAATCCGTTCTTATATCCAAGCCCCACCCAAAAAAGAAGTGGAAGATTTTGATGAGATAGAATGTCCAGCTTGTGGTTTTATTTTTCCTATTTCAGATAAAGAATGTCCTCAATGTGGTTTTATTTTTGATTTTAATGAAGGTGAGGGTTGCGGTTGCGACAGACCCAAAAACAAAAAAGAATTTGAAAAATTGATAAAATTAAAATCAGTTCAACAAGAATTACATGACGTAATCTATTCTTTTGCTGATTTACCTTGCTTGATTAAAATTGAAAAAACTGGCAATTTATTGTCAAATGGCAGAGACGAAAAGAAGTGGGTTTATGGTTATAGAGATGACGGTAGCCCTATTTTTAAATACAGTAAAGATTATTCAATAGAAAAATACCCATACCCACTAATAACAAAAGCCAAGAAAACAAATTGTTGGTTTGTTTTTAAAACAATTTGTACAAAGTTCAATCCTCAAATGGGGGCATTGAGATATTATGGTAAAAAATTACGCAAAGCTAAAAGGTTTTTAGAACAAATACAAAATCCAAATAACAAGGGCTTTGTTAACCTTTATAAACTTATGGATGATTAACTGTTCACGAGTTTTTATACTTAGTTTATTTTTATGATATTATAATTTTATTCAAAAAGAAAGGAAAGCAATATGGTGGAAGAAAAAACTTTATTACCAGAAGTACCAGTTTTGGTTGAATATTTACAAGTTAAAGATGAAATTACTAAAAGATTAGACAGATTAAACGCAATCACAGTTTTGACAGAGGATAATAAAAAAGAGGTTAAAACGAGCATCGCTGAAATCAATAAAGTTAAAGATAGAATTGCCAGATATAGAATAGACGAAACAAACAAGTTTATGGAGTATATTAACCCTTACGTGATTAAATGTAAAGAATTAGAAAAACTATGTGTTGACGGAGTTGCTGGCATTAAAGCAAAAGTTTCAGAATTAGAGGAAAAAGAAAGACAAGATAAAATAGCGACAATCAAGCAAATGTTTGATTTTCAAATGGAAGATTGCAAATTTTGCAATCAGTTGAAATTTGAATTGTTTTTTGAAAAATCTATGGCTAATAAGGGTGTTAGTATTCCTCAATTAGAAAAGAAATGTCAAGAATGGCGAGCATTAAAAGAGCAAGATTTGAATTTTATTCAAAACAATACAGATGAACCCGAAGCAATAATGACAATTTATTTGCATAATGGTTTAAACTTACCAAATGCAATTAACGAATACCAAGAGAGATTTAAAAGCGAAAGTGAAATTAAAGCACAAATTGCAGTAGAGCAAGCAGAACAAGTGGCACAGGCACAAACATTTGAAAAGTGCATTGATATTAGAGTAACAATTAAACAATTACCAAAATCAAAAGGGGCTGCATTAGAGCAATTTTTGAACTCTCTTGGTGTTGAATTTACTGTTGAGGTAATTAAGTAATGAAAGAAAAGTTTAGTAATTTTAAATTTAAGGCAGATACACTTAAAGTCATTGAGCAAGCAAATTCTATTATTGAGGAATATCAAGCACAAGGCTATGAATTAACCTTAAGACAGTTATATTATCAATTTGTTGCAAGAGGTTTAATCGCCAATTCTCAAAAATCTTATAGCAGATTAGGCGACATTATCTCAAATGCACGCTTAAACGGCGATTTAGACTGGGCGGCTATTAAAGATAGAACAAGGGAACTTGAGGGATTAGGACATGATTTTGACCCTGCCTCTGCTATTGAGTGGACTTCCGACAATTACCAAATTGACCTCCGACAAGGACAACCGATTTATATTGAAACTTGGGTAGAAAAAGAGGCTTTGGCTGGAGTTGTAGGACAAGCCTGCCGACAATATGATGTAAATTACTTTGCTTGTCGTGGTTATGTTTCTCAAACTGCGATGTATGAGGCAAGTAAAAGATTTTTAAGACAAAAACGCAGACATGGGGCTGAAAGATGTCTTATTATACATCTTGGCGACCATGACCCAAGTGGAATTGATATGACAAGAGATATTGAGGAGCGTTTGAACAATACCTTTGGTGTACCTACGACAATTAAAAGAATTGCCCTTAATATGCCTCAAGTTGAACAGTATAATCCACCACCAAACCCTGCAAAACTAACTGACAGCAGAGTAGGTGGCTATATTGAACGTTTTGGCGATTTAAGTTGGGAACTTGACGCTCTTGAGCCAAAAATTATTACATCGCTTATTCATAAAGAAATTATTGAGCATAGCGACATGGACTTATTTAAGGCAAGAGTAGAACTTCAAGAGGAACAAAAGTCCTTATTAGTAAATTGCTCTGAAAACTGGGAAAAGATAGTACAATATATTCAAAAGGAGGGTTTGTAAGAAATGAAAACTTTATTAAAAAAATTACTAATTAAAATACTGGATTATTTAATCGAAAAGTATAATATTGATGACAAAGAGCTATTGGAAAGATACAACAAAGCAAAGGGGTAGGTCATAAAAACAGAAAGACAAGTAATAAAATGATAGTATATGAAAAAATACAAGCAACACAGGGTGAAAATGATTAAAGCAGAGCAAATGTTAATGATTGCTGTAATTTGTTATAAAAATGCACAAAAACATTTTAAAAAGCAAATGAAAATTGCTAACATAGAACAAGAAATTGAAATAGCGTTAAAAGAGTTTGAGCCTATATTTAATAGGTTAGTAAGTAAGGCGAACAGTGATAACAAATAGAGAAAAATTTAATCAATTATCAAATAAAGAATTAGCAGGGATATTGGCTAACGCACAAGATGCTTGTTATTATTGTAGTTATGGTGATAATACAAACTGTGATTGTAACAGTATTCAATGTGAAAATAACATTTTAGAATGGTTAAATCAAGAAAGTGAGGGTTAATAAATGAAAAAAAGCGAAGTTTTAGCATGTTGTAATGAAAATACAACAGTGTCATTTAAACATGTTATATTAAAAGTTGGTGATGTTTATAGCCACCCGACTGACGGTACATTGGGTATCGTGTTAAAATTTGGGGATAGTCTGATTTTTAAAAAACATGACGGTGAATATATTTTACCAGAAAATAAAAACTCAATGTTTAATCATGAGTTTGTTTGTAACGTAGGTACAGATGCAAATATGCTACAACAAATGGTTAATTGTGGTTATATTGAAGATGATAGTGTGCAAACAGTTCCAGTCACACAACAAACACAACAACTATCGCAACCACAAGCACAGGCAGAGCAACCAAAAGAAGAAAAAATAGAGGTTAAGAAAACCACAAAGAAAAAAGAAAAAGAACCAAAAGAAGAACAAACAGAGCCAAAATTGTCAATTTACGAAAAGATTAGCAAGGTGAGGGAAGCATGGAAAAATGCTAATATTGAAAAAGAAGGACATGGAAAAGCTGGTGGTGGTGCAAAATATGACTACTATAAACCACAACAGATTATTGATTTTTGTTTAGAGCAAGAGTTAAAATTGGGTTTAATCTCAAATTTTACTGTAAATAATGCCGATGATACATGCTATTATAGGGTTATCAATATTGATGATAATAAAGATATGATTACTTGTTGCCCGTTTATTATACCTAAGAAAATGGCTTGTAGCGAAGCTCAACAAGTTGGGGCAGCTTTAACATATTACAATAGACGTCTTGCTATGATGTTGTACAAAATTGAGGATAACAGTCGTGAAAGTGTTGATATTATGGAAAATGCAGATTATTCAGCACCAGTCATTCCAGAAATCGTGGTAGCACCACCTACAATGCAAGCACCACCAGTAGTTGCACCACCTCCGCAAAATATTCAACCAGAGCCACCTAAAAATGCAATACCAAACCTTTCACAGGCAGAAACAACCGCCCAACAACCACCTCAACAATCATCTCCGCCAGTTGTGAATGTGCCATCAGTACAACCAGTACAAGCAACTCAACCGCAAGTGCAACAAGCACCAGTAACACCACCAGTACAACCCACAAAAATTAACATAGAAAGTTTGTATTAGTATGTATAAAGTAGAATTTAACACAAAAGAAGAATGGAAAAAGGCACGTTTATCGTGCCTTACTGGAACTACGGTTGGTAAATACATTGGGATAACAAGTCCATACGCACCAAAATCTGATGAAGAAATGGCGAAAAACCCAGCCGTACAATTTGGGGTTAATTGTGAAGCAAGTATTTTAACAATTTTTAGTAACTTGCCAAGTGTTGCAAAAGACTTGTTATTAAAACCAACAATTAAACCAACATTATGGTATTCTGACGATGATAATAGAATTGCTGGCAGTTTTGATGCACTTGCTTTTGAAAAAGGGCAAAACGGCTTTGCAGAATGTAAAAGTACAAGTGCTGGTTTATATGACTTGAAAAACTGGGTAATACCAGATACAACATGGCTACAGATTATACACTATTTTTCGCTTGATGATAGTTTACAATTTTGCTATTTGGTTGTTTGCTCTTATAATAAATGGGGTGATTGGGGTTGCAAAATTGATTATGTAAGAATACCAAGAACAATGGTGCAAAGTCGTATAGATAATTTAAAAAGTTGGCATAGATATATTTTGAGCAATAAAGGATAGAAACATGAATATATTAAGTTTATTTGATGGCATAAGTTGTGGACAAGTTGCCTTAGAAAAGGCTAATGTTCCTGTCGAAAAATATTATGCAAGTGAAATTGATAAAGATGCAATTAAAGTGGCACAAAATAATTATCCTAAAACTATACAATTAGGAGACGTTAATCAGATAAATTTTGAACAATTTATCGGCAAGATAGATTTAATAATAGGTGGTAGTCCATGTCAAGACTTGTCTATTGCAAAGCAAAATAGAGAGGGATTGGATGGGGTTAGAAGTGGTTTATTTTTTAAGTTCGTTGAAGCATTGAAAATTATCAAACCAAGATATTTTTTACTTGAAAATAACGCTTCAATGTCTAATGAAAATAAAAATAAAATTTCAGAGATTTTAGGATTGCAACCTATTTTAATTGATAGTGCTGATTTTTCTGCTCAAATTAGAAAAAGGTTATATTGGACTAATATACCATTCATACCAATTTTTAATAAAAATAATTTGACTATCAGGAATATTTTAGAACGGGACATAAACCGCAAAGTTTACTCTTGTGCAAAGTATAAAGATACAGTAAAATATACGCAATACGGGATAAAGTGGGATTGTAGCGGTAAAGGTTATTATAGTCAACAAAATAGAGCCAGATATATTGATACAAAAATGAACACAATACCCGCAAGTGGAACTGACAAGAATAATATTTATAGGGGGGGTATAACTATTATAAAATAACACCATTGGAAGCAGAACGGCTACAAACTTTGCCAGATAACTATACGTCTTGTATATCATCAAAAGCAAAAAGAATTAGTTTGTGTGGTAACGCATGGACTGTTGATGTAATCGCTCATATCTTTAAAGGTTTACCCAAAATTTAGTGTTCACGAGTTTGAATGTTTTTAAAAGTTTTATGTTAATATAAAAGTGCCGAAAACAAAGGAGTAGATAAATGCAAGATAGGTTTAAGTTTAGAGCTTTAGTTCGTGGATATTTAAAACTTACTGCAGAGCAACAATATACGGAGATAGAACCCTTAATTTATTTAGATGATATTATGGTGCTATCTGATAATCTAATCAGAGTTCCAAGACAGGCTTTAGAAATAGCTATTAGTCAACAATGTTATTATCTTAATTGGAGAGAAAGAGATGACATGATAAGAAATCTTCAAGAGGGAAAAGACTATGACCGAGATAATGTTAATTTAACACCAGAAAAGATATTCCAGTCAACAGGGTTGAGAGATAAAAATGATGAACTTATCTATGAATATGATATTTGTCGTATAGATGGTAAAGTTGCTTATCAACTGGTTAGTTGGGATTGTAAAAAGTTAAATTTTACAATAGGTGGTTATAGTAGTGAGGAGTTAGAAACATTTGGTAATATTTATAGTATATTGGCGAAAGGAAAACGAATAAGAAAGATTGTTTAAGGGAAATTAAAGTATCATGCAATATATATGGACAATATCGGCAGTAGAATGCTATAAAAGACAAAAAGCTGGATTAGGTTGTAAAGGTTGTTATTATGATACATTTTTCAGTAAAGAGTCACCTACCAGATTGTCAAAGGGAAAACGCGCATCAGCGGATGGTTTTATAGTTCAAACATGCCAGATGAAGAAAACAATAATAGAGTTAATAAGGGTAATTGGGTTACCACCAGAGGAGTAACAAATGAAACTAACATTACAATTGATTGCGATATGGTTTATAATTTTTGCAATAATCAAAATAGATATGGGTGTAACGAAACTTATAAATCAACCACCAATAATAGTTGAACATTCGCCAATACCTTACGATTATTTAGGTGAATATAAAATTACGTGGTATTGTACTGGTAAAATTACAGCAAGTGGTAATAAGGTAAATCATCAAATTACAGGTGCAGGCGATTTAAAGCAGTTTAAATTTAATGACATTGTGTATATTGAGGGATTGAGCCAACCTGTAGTAATACATGATACAGGCAGATTGATTAAAGGTAACAGAATAGACGTTTATATTGATGATTGCGACTTAGCAATAAAGAACGGCATAAAGACAAGAAAAGTTTATAAACTGGGGGAATAAAATGGAAACGGAAAATGCATTACAAAAATTAGAGGCAGAATTTGACAATTTAATGCAGTCTGGACTTGATGAATTAGCCGTTGAAGATAGTGAATTGGCAGAAGAAAATTTCAGTCTTGCAGCAACAGTTTTAGACAGAATGAAAGAACTATCACTACCAATGGCGGTAGTATTAGAAAACAAGTATTTAGTAAATCCGTATGATTATCAATGAAAGGTAGAGGTAAAAACGAATGAATGAGAAAACAATTAAACGCTTACAAGAATTACCAAGAGTTTCAATAGAAAATGGAATTACATATTATATAATTCCGCAAGAAGAATACGAAAAACTCCAAGCCAAAGAGCAAGAAGTTAAAAAAGTAAAAGATAAAATCGACCACATGAAAGAGTATATTAAAACGGTTGAAATGCAAGAAATGACCTTTGAACGAGAAGTTGAAGAGTTAAAAAAACAAAACGAGATGTTATCTAAAAATAATGCAGTACAACAATGGTGCGATATGTATAATATGAAAGATAAAGAATGTTTTAATGCTCTTTTAAAATTAGGAAAATATCAACAAGCACTTGACGAGATTGAGAAATATTGTACTTATATGAATATCTTTAACAAATACAATAAAACAAATACAATAAAACAAATAAAGGATTAGACGTTGATGAAGTTTTAGATATCATCAACAAAGCAAAGGAGAGTAATGGAAGATATAAAGACTGAAAATGATAACGGACTTTGTTATTTACAATTAGACGGTTTAAAAATAGGCGACGTCTATTCTTACGTGTCAACCAGAGGGAATTTGTGGCACTATGTAGTTTCTTTTTTACATAAAAGAATTGGGCATTCATTTGCAACAATAATATTCCCAGACGGATATTCAGACACAATAAGCACAAATTCTGTTAAAAATGATAAATTTATAAAAAATATTAAAGATTGGACATTAATATCTGCTGAATATAATAACGAAGCAACAAGGTATATCAAAGGAGAGCAAAAATAATGCAAGATAGTTTTAAGTTTAGGTTATATGATAAAGCAATAGGCGAAATGGTTTATGATGTTTGCGTTGGCTTTATTAAAGATAGTGGGAAAACTGATGATTGGGTTTGTGCTGATACTTCTTGCGGACAAATCACATATAGAGGTGATAAGTTAAAAGACATTGTTTTAATGCAGTGTACAGGCTTAAAAGACAAGAACGGCAAACCCATCTACGAGGGTGATATTGTTTCAGTAAAATTCGAAACTCAAGATTTCTGTGGCGATGATGAATATTATTCTGAAAATTATAAAGGTAAAATAATTTTTGAAAAAGGTGAATTTGCAATAGATGTTATAGATACAACAAGACATCCAATTTCGTTATACTATCACGCTAAAGATTGTGAAGTAATCGGCAACATTTACGAAAAATTTGAACTATTAAGCGAGGTGAACAATGACAACAAATAGAGAAAAACTAAAAAATGACAAATGAGGAGCTGGCTGAATTTCTATGCAAACAAGATTGTAAATGTTGTGTATATAGGGATATTGATTGTTCTGGACAAAGTTTTATGTGTTCGGAAGGTATCTTACAATGGTCAAACCAAGAAAGTGAGGGGCAATAAGAATGACGGAAATTTTTTGTAGCAATGGTTATCATAGGAATATTAGGAATTACCCCCACAGTATTGATTGATATTTATTTAAATTACAAACAGAACCAAACTTTAACTGTTCACGAAAAACAAATTATTTTACCAAAAGATGATATACTAAAATAGTTGAAAGACATAACAAAAGGACAAGAAATATGGAGAAACCAAAGTACAAGGTGAGAGTGAATACTATTATGTAAATGATATAATTGGTAATTATATCGTTATACGTAACAGCTTTGAGATACAGATGGGAGAGAAAGGTAAATGTTGAAATTCGCATTAGGATTTATTTGTGGTTATTTTCTTGTTTTGATATTGAGAACTCCAATTTGTACTTATTTTAATTTTTGGATAACTTTATTTAAAAGTGACTTAGAAAAAGAAAATAGAATGAAATTTTGTAGAAAATTAGTGCTTGAACGTAAGTTATCCCTTATTGCGGAAATTATTTATAAAAACGGGTTAGTAAAAGAGTTGGCAAAAGATATTGAATTTGTTAGAAATCAGTTATGGAGATTATAATATGACATATTGTGTTGTAAAGGAAATAAGGTTTAAAAGAGAAAACTTTGCTTGTTTTAAGTGCAAGTATTGTAGCAAATTAGGTAGTAATATGGTAAAATGCCTTGCACCGAATGGATTTACGAAAATTTCTTTTAATGCAGAAGACTATACTTGTACGGTTTATAAAAATGCAAACGATTTGTCGGATTATGAAAAAGAATTAACAATTAGGGCAAATAATAATGACAGAAATGCAATAGCTTTGTTAAGACTCAAAATAAAAGAATTTAATAAAGAATTTAAAGGACTTACTTTTAGAGAAAACGAAATATTATTACGAATGTCATTTTTTAAAAACATAGATAGAGGTGACGAAATTGGGAACACAGGCAATTCATCAAATTGGTAAATGTACTCTTATAAATGAGGACTGTATTACTGCTATGGATAAACTTATAGCAGAGGGAATAAAAGTTGATTGCATTTTGACTGACCCACCATACGAATATGGTAGTATAGGGGGGGGGTAATACCGAGTTATCAAAACGTGCAAAGAAAGTAAGACAAGAAATTGATTTCATATCAAAAGGTTTTGATTACGATGCAGTTTTTGAAAGAATGTTAAAAATATGTAAGGTACCAAACTTGTTAATATTTTGTTCAAATAAACAAATAACAAAAATTATGTCTTATTTTGAGAATAAAAAGTTGTCAGTAACTCTTTTAACGTGGAATAAAACAAATGCAATACCTTGTTGTAATAAAAAGCATATAGGCAATTTAGAATTTGTGATATATGTTAGAGGTAAGGGTGCAGCATGGAATGATGAAGCACCCTTGCATATAAAAACCAAAAGCAAAGATTATCCGACAGTTTGTGGCAAAAATAGATTACACCCAACAGAAAAACCTTTAAAACTAATTGAAGAATATCTGGAGCTACACACAAAAGAGAACCAACTTGTGTTAGACTGTTTTGGTGGGTCTTTTACAACTGGGGTGGCTTGTCAAAATTTAAACAGACAGTTTATTGGAATAGAATATAATCCTATAGAAGGTGAACATGACAAATTTTATAATATTGGAATAGAAAGGATAAAGAAAAATTATGAATTACTTTTACAAACTACCAACAAAATTTGAGGACAAAAATCCAGTTTGTTATATTAACTTGATGACTATACAAGCAATATCAACCGAAGTGGAATATCTAACTACAAATGTTGGTTATATTAAAGTTGCTTATTTAGTTATTAACGGTATAAAGCATCTGTACGATAGCGTGTCTATTTTAGTTAAAGATAAAATGACAAACGAAGTAATAGAAGAAAACGACAAAAAAGATTTAGAATTTAAACGAATACAAACAAGATTAAAAATGATAATACAAGATATTATAGAAAAGGCTCAATTATGCCATCAGAAAAATAATAAGATTGAAATCGAAAAACCTAAAATGTTAAAAGAAGAAAGAGAAGATAATGCAAAAGAAATTGTCAAGAAGATTAAGGAGTATTGTGAGTTCAAACTGGTTAATTTTAGTGATAAAGAGAGTGAAGTTACAATGACTACATACTATAGCATGATAGACATTTTAAATATTATCAATCCAGACAAAGACATTCGAGATAGAGTTAAACAAATATGTGGAATAAGTAAATCTGAACCCGAAGATGACCCATTAGATGCACTAAGGTAAGTATAATGATAATTTATAAAGCAGAAAACATAATAACAAATGAAATTTATATCGGCATTACAAAAAAAAGATTATGCGAAAGAAAAAGGGACCATGTTTACGAAGCATTCAAACGTAACCTAAAAGACAAATTTCATTCAGCCCTTAGAGAATTTGGTTTGTTATCTTTCAATTGGACTGTTTTGTTTGAAACCAATAGTTATAAGGTACTGGCAAATAAAGAAAATGAATATATTGACAAATACAAAAGTATCGAGTACGGTTATAATACTCAGCATAGAAATGATTATAGTGCTTGCAAGAGAATTAACAAGACAAACTATAGAAATGGATTTGTTCACTAAATTAAAAATTTAGAGATTTAGTATGATATAATAAGTAGGTAAGGGAAAGTAAAATGACAACAATAATGACAATATCAGAATTAAGCGAAGCAACTGGTTTTTCATATAATGTAATAAGACTATTTTGCGATAGGTATAATATGCCAATAGATAAAACAACTGGTGGCAAGGGTAGACATTACATAATTGATGGTAGGTTTAAAAGCACTTTTCAGTACTGGTGTCAAAACATTAGATTGATGTCATCAAAAAGAATAATTGAAAATGAAGAAAAATATTTAATTAAACTTATGGAGTTATAAAATGAATGACGAGTATTTAGATTTTGATTTATACCCTATAGCAGAGGAAGAAGTTATTTCGATTTTGGGTAATAATTACAAAATTCAAAATGATGAGTTAGTATGGAGGTGCCCTGCTTGTCCGAACGGTGATAAATCTGGCGATAATTTGAAATTTAATCGCAACAAGCACGTATTGAAGTGTTTTGCTTGCGATTATGGACAAGAGATAACTGGCATTATTGCCAGACGTAGGTTTGAAAAAATTACTGATTGTCAATTTACACCGTACGACTTGCCAACACCAAACGTAGTGGAAAACCCAGAGCAACCAAAAGAAAAAGAAATCAAAGAAGATGATTTGTTGAATTATTACGCAGAATGTAATAAAAACCTGTTGTTGAATGATGATATTTTAGTAAAAATGTTTGAAAAACATACGATTTTACCAACAACGGCTATTGAGTGTACTATCGGTTATGATATCCAAAAAGATAAATTGGTATTTCCGTCAATAGCAACTGGTAAAAACCCACAGGATTGGACATTATTTTTAAATAATGGTGCTGAATATCGTGAATACGAAGGGAAAAAATATATCAGACGAATAAGTGGATATGAGCCTAAAATTTGTAATGTTTGGTACGGGTTAACGCCAACGCAAGCGATAATTTGTGAGGGTTATAAAGATGCGTATAATTTATTACAATATCTAAAATTAACTCAACCAAATAAGGTAGGTAAAACGTCTATCTTTACTGTTCAGAACGGTACAGGTTCAATTAACACCGATAATTGTTTACAAAAGGTTAATTGGAATTTGTTTAATAAGTGTTATCTGCTCATGGATAATGACAACGCTGGCAATCACGCAACAGAAACGGCACAAGATTTGTTTCCTAAAATGATAGATTACAGACCAGAGTTATTGCAAGAATATAATGATGTACAAGAACTATTTAGTGCTAACTTCAAGTCGCAAGTCGACATGAGTAAAGCATTAAAATCAGATTTACTAAAAGGAGTAAGGGAATGTTTACAGTAATAAAAGTAATAATATGTTTGATAACTTTTTTTGTTTTTTCAAGAATTACTTTATGGCTTCAAAAAAGACTTAAAAAATCAATGGTAATATTGGTCGATGTTAATGCCCTGTTTGATATTATGCCGATTTATCAACGGGGGTTGGTTTATGTCGAAAATAAACCAAATAGCAGTTTAATTGAATATATGCAAGAGCATTTTAAAGAAATCGGAGTTTGCCCAAATGGTTTAAATAAGGCAATAATGTTACAACAAAAAGGTTATACTTTAAAGTTTGTTATTGGCTTAATGACCGAAGAATTAAGACCTATCATGGCTCATTTGCTTAATTTGTGGAGATTGAGAGGTGAATTATATATGGCTAATGACATAGATGAACATTTAAAATATAACAACCCGAACATTATAGGTTTGGTAGGTAGAAATCTCGATAGTAAGAAATATGCCCGTTGGGGCTTGAAAGTATTTTAAAATAAAAGACTGGTAGTATTGAAGCATTAGTGGAAAGCGTTTTACTACCAGTCAATAATTTTTCGACAAAGGAAAACAACATGAAAAATTTTAATTACACTAACAATTATAGAATAAAAACTTTTAACTGTCAATTCTTTTAGCATATATTTTATTATTTAAAGATAAACAAATATAACCTTTTGAAAGTTTACCCCATATTTTATCTTTATCGGTCTTTATTCCCCAAACTCTTATTTGTGTTCCCTTGTTTAAGGTTTTTATTATATTAGCAGAGGTATTAGCCATTTCTCGGACATTTAAGACGTCAACTGTTACAATCATATCATATGGTAACTCATCCTTGATAATCGGCTTGCTATCGCTCTCTATTGGCACAAAAATCATAGGAATAATATTTGCGGGGTTTTTATAGTATAGTGCTAATTTATCAGAACGAATAAAATCAGAACATAAATGACCGTTGCCGTCAGCAACTTCAATATGCCCAAAAGGGTGGGCTGGTTGTCTATTCCAAAGGACAATAGAGCCAGCAGGTAAACCAGTAGTATTTTTTGATTGTTTCAAAAACTTCCAATATTTTTGTCCTAATTGCCCTTTTAGTTTTGGTAGCCAAGTAAAAGCATTACCACGAAATCTGCAAGCAATCCCCTCACCCAGAACCTTAGCAAGCGCATCGCCAACAGCCAAAGCACATTTACCTAATGATTTTGTATTACCCATGTTTTTAGCAGTCTTGTATGCAGAAAGACCAAATTGTTTACCGAAGTTATCCATTATTTACTACCTATGTTGTTATCAAAAGTTTTTTTATATTTTTTAAATTTTTTACTGTCTTTTTCGTCCATAATTTGCAAGTAAATAGTAGCAATATCAAGAGCCTTGTTTGCTGCTTTAATTGCCTTAGAGGCATTTTTGTATGATTTGTTTACGGTTGTTTCAGATTGGTGGTCGACATCGTTTTGTCTTTTATCTTCTATTTTATTAACCATATCACAAATCGACTTAATCGCAGTCATTATCGCAGTTATCATCTTCTATCACCTCACAATCTCTATTTAGTATTTGCTCAACTTTATCTAAAAAACACTCTGCAATAAGGTCAAAAAGTCTTGAACCAATATAACCAGATGTTATGCCTACTGATATTAAAAATCCGCTACTGTCAGTCTTTTGCAAACAAGTGAAACACACAATAATTGCAACGAGTACAGATGTAACAACCATGCTTGCGTATGATTTTAAAGAGTATTTTATGCTATGTGTGTTTAAATATTTAGCCGTTCCCCCCAATAGCCCTAAGAACCCAAATATTAAGAAATGAAATAAGTCTTCTATTCTAAAATTCATAGTAATCCCCTTTTTTATGTTTTGTGTAAATATGCCGACATATCATACTATGAATAAAAATAAAAGGAATTATTAAAACCAAAAATATGAATATGTGTATTAGTTCCAAATTCGCAAGTTTGTACTTTTCATAAGCAGTACAAAAACAGTTAGCCATTAGTATAAACGGTATCCATTTATAAACCTCAAAAATTTGTTTTTTAATCTTAATCTTCACAGTTAATCACCTATATTCAAAACAACTGATGATAGTCCATTCGCTTTAACGTATAACTCGTTACCAGCGTTATAAGTTAAACAAAATTGTTCGTTTGTCCTAAATCCTTCGATTTCTTCTGGCTGTTCGGATTTCAAGCAATATCTATGGTCACCAAAAATTTGAATGGCGTAAGTTTTATCTTCGACAAATTCAAAATTAGGTAATTTCTCATGAATTAAGTCTATAACCTTTTTATACTTTTTATTTTTAAGTGTTATCGCAGTAATATTAGCCATATCTCACCTTTCTTTATGTTGTTTCACCAGTTGTGCAGTCAAGCCAAGCAAAACCAGTAAAACTATAGATATGTCCCAGTGTATATCCGTTATTTGTATCAGAGCATACGAAAATTTCACCAGTAGATATTGACGGAGTTTCTTCTGTTAAAACATCCATCATTTTAGAGCCAGTTATTGTACGTAAAAACTTTTTATCTAATTCTTTTAAATCTGCAACAACAGGATAACACAATAAAACATTTACCCCAGTTGATGTAACTTTATGACGTGCTTTAAATAACCAACGAAAACCAGTTTCGGGGTCATAATACATTAGTTGTTTTAGATTGCCGACAGTAGCATGCGTTGTGCTATCAGTATGGGTAGGTGCAATAATCTCGTAAATTTTATTATTATTTTTAATAACCATTTGAATGTTGTCATCAAGATTTCCTCCAACAACAACGGCTGGGAAATGCAAATCAATTTCATATTCATAGTTTACATCAATATCGTATAAATCAGTATCAGACGGTGGCTCAAAAGTTATTATATTATTTTCAAGCGTGCCGTCAAAACCAAGAGAAAGACCTTTGCCAACATCAGCACTTGTAAGCAAATCTAATTCATGTGCTTGTTTATCACCTACCAACGCATTACCATTAATGTGTGGTTTATTAGTAACGTTCGTTTCGTAATTAACTGTTTCGCTTGTTGGTTGTGTTTTTATGCCGCTTACGTTGAAACAATCCAAAAAGTTTAACGTCATAAATCAATCCTCTTTTCTTTTTCATATTATCTTATTTTTAAGAAAATTTCAACTATTTTTTGGGTTTTCCAACGTAATGCACTATCTGTAGATGATTGCAGGTTGTCTATTCTTCCGAAATTTTTCCTTAAGTTTTTTCAGTCTTTTCTGGGATTGCCCCATTATTTTCTTGATTTCCCTCATTATTTTCTTGATTTCCCTCATCTAAAGGTTGTTGCAGGTTAACTAAACTTACAGTGGCACTTAATGATGATTGTATGGTTGGAACAAATTTACACCATTGTGAGGTATATCCACCAGTAGCTTTATATGTATGTCCCTTTGGAACGAAGAAATACCATGTTCCTGAACCATTGGCATCATTGCAGTTCCATTCATACACCTGCTGATTATCCAAATAAGCAAGTAAACCAGCACTTGCAGATACAACATAACCCCCACCAAGAAAATATCCGTCTTGGTCAGCTGTATATAGGACATCATAAGACTTACCTTGAAGATTGTTCCAATCAGGTATAGGTGCAGAACTTCCACCACTAATATTTACCGCAAAGTTCTTAAGTCTATTCCCAAAATCTCTATCCATTTTGTCATTTAGTGCTTCACTTATACTGTTAACGTTTATTTCTGTTGTACTCATAATTACCTCTTTTTTAAATGTTCTGTTGTGTTCCAAATTTGTACAATTGTTAAGTACAATTTGTCAAAATCCTCTTTGGTCATTTCCTCATTTTTGAATTGATTTTCAATTAACCACTCCTCTGTGCATTGTGTTTCATCTGCAAAATCAGGTATTGTATAAAAGATTAGGGTATTAGCGGGTAATTTATTAAGTGCATTTACTGTATTGTAACAAGTGTTTAAACTTTCGATAGCACTTGAATATTTTTTAGGTTTCTTCCGATACCCCCCCCCTCTGAAAACCCCGTCAATACTGGGTATTGAGATAAATTGGCTATCAAATAAGGTTTTTCTTTCTGCTTTAACAACCTCTGAATATTGAGGATTTTCCACTAAAACATCATTTACAAAAATGAGTTCTTTTCTTTGGTACTTATCAAAATCTTCTTCTGTACATTCACAGAGAAAGTCAGTACCATGTTTTTCAAGTGTTGCCATGTCACCATAAGCATTCTTTTCAGTATCAAAATATATCATTATTGTGCTCCTATATATTGTTGTTGTGCATATAGTTGTGAAAATTCAAGATAAAATGCATTCCATTCTTCCAACGTCATTGTATCAATACTATATTGTTGTGAGAGTAGCCAAATATCTGTACATTCTTCTTCCTTTGTGAAATCAGGTGTTGAATAGAATAATACCCTTTGAGCTAATTGTTCTGTTAATGCTCCTTGTATTTGTACCATATTATTTATGAGGTCAATAGCTTGTTGAGCATTGGCATAACCTTTTGGTATTAGTCTAAAATTACCTTTAGATGTTGCAATAAATTGTTTATAGAATGACTGTTGTCTTTGTTGTGCAAGTTCTTCGTCAGTATATCCTTTTGCAACCAATGCATTTTCTGTGTCTTCAATCAAATAACCTTTTTTATGGTTTTGTTTGACAATAAAGTCAATTCTTTGTTGTTCTGTGTATGGTTTGTTTAGTGTTGCTTTTATTTCCATTTTTATAATATCTCCTAATTTTTAAATCCATAATACTTTGTAGTTTCTGCTGGTACTGTAATTTGTTCTAACCCTTCAAACTTAAAAGGATAGAATGAACCCCAATCCACATTAACACCTCCATTAGGATAAATTCTTATAGTATCTGCCTCAACCTCTGAAATTTCATGTTCAGTTAAAAAATCGTTATAACCTTGTGAAAATACTTGTGTAGAATTTTTAAGAAGTTCTATTGTCCAACCACCAGTTACCTGATTACCACTTGACAAAATTTTTGGTGTAACAATCTTTGTGACCTTAATAGTTTTATTGTATGGAAACACTAACGAGGTATAAACTACCCCTTGGTTTCTATTAAATCCACAGAATGATGTAGGATTTGCCCAATCCCCAAAAGCCGCCCACGCTTGGTTTCCATAGTTAAATGCCTCTTGTTGGTTAGCTCTAACAGGTGATGTATTAACTACGGTGTAACCGTCCTGTGACATAGATGTCATTATAGGATTTTCCCATGCAACCCATGATGTTCCACCATTTTTCTTAACACAGCTATAATGATAATTTGGTACTATATAGTCATAATCTTCACTT